TGGAAGAGTGTGGAGCTAGGCGGCTTCCCTGCTAGCAAGGTCAATAATAGTGCGCTGTGCTACTCTAACAGTTTCCGTCATTGTGTTTAAAATGAAAGGAACTGTAAACAATACAGTGCCATTCTTCCGGACCTGCATCTCACATGTATCACGATAAGACCAAGCACGAACCCTTGCTTTAAACTCATTGCCGGCATGATTAAGAGTAACGAAAGTATTAAACACGGTGTCAGTGTCGCACCATGTAATTTTAACTTTTTTCAAAATAATCATTTTTTCAAATCTCCATGTTATGCGGGACTTTTTCCCGCTGTTCATGTGTATATGATCTCATAGGTTCGGATCTTTGCAAATTGTTTTTTAATGTTTTTGTGAACTGTATCACAAATTTAATCAAAAAGCAGCTCAGGTGATATTAGGTTACTTTTTAAGCGTATCATATCCAGCTTTTATTATATTCTCAAAATATTTTGTATTTGGTCTGATAGTTTTTATGCTGATTTTTAAAATTATTATTATAATTTTAAAAGTTATTTCAAGCCGCCAAAGTCAGGTTTCCCGTATAATTTTTCGATATACTAGACCCAGCTTTTTTGGTAACTCGTATAAAAATATTAAAATTCCTGGGTGTTAAAAAATTGTTACTTTTGGCAATTCCTGAAAAAACAAAAACCGGAACTTTTTACAGTTCCGGCATATTTTAAGATTTTAAAATTAGCCTTTAATTATAATCAGACATAAAATGAACAATATAATCATTTATGCCGCCTTATAATACAATTTTACTGATAATTATAATATCCCTGTTTTCGGTATTTGTAATTTTAACACTATTGCTTTTTGCTATAAATTGGAATTCTAAAGATGTGTATTTGCTGTCGAGGCTTTTACAGATATCCAACAAATAATCGCAACTTAAAGCAATTTCAAGGTCTATCATGTTAAATTCATTTTCAGCGTTTAATTGTATTGTTTTATTGTATTCCTGAATTGCACCGTTTTTACATTCATTCTTTTTTGTTCCTTTTAATAAAATGTGATTATTTGCTCCGGTTCCGGTAATAATCACTGCATGATTCAGTTTGTTAGTATATTCTTTTATGCTTTCAAGTCCTTTTTTCAGCTCAGATATTCTAATACTAAAAGAATGATCTGTGTGATTATTCGGTATTATCATTTTCATGTTTGGGTAATTTTCACTGTCAGGCAAAAAACCTAAATTAAATCCGGAATCATTTTCAAGTGATATATTGCAATGATTGTCAGAAAACTCAATTATATAATTCTTGCTCAGGTTTTCTTTTTTATTTGCTTTTATATCCTTCTCCAAAAATAACAGTATGTTTTTAGGAATTAAAAGATTATTTTTTGAAACGTTTTTATTTTTCCCGGCATAACTGACCCACAATTTACCAACATTCCCCCGATAGCCATCGCAGGAATAAACATCAATATACGTGTTTATGCAGCTTATTTCCGGCAAAATTATATTCAAATTTTCTAATGATTTTCTGAAATCATTATCAGCCACAAAGCATTTTTTAGTTTTTATCATATCTAATAAATCATCCCCCCGAACCGATATTTCATTTTTAAACACAAAATTATCAATTTTCGGAATAATGCCAATCGCTGTTTTTTCTGTATTTAAAACCGGAACGAAAAATTTGTTATATTTTCCCTGTTTGATCTGTATAACAGTTTGTTCATAATGATCGATCTGTGAAATCGTAAAGGAAAAATCACTTGTATTTATTCCCGAAAAATATTTAATAAAATCATCGGTATTCATTTTTAAAAGCAGATCGCTGTTATGGGATTTAATTATAATATTATTGTCATATTCAAACCGGGGAAAAATTTTAAATTCCTGCAAAAACATTTTCCCGTTTTCATAAATCCGATAAAGATTCATTCCAAGATCGCAAAATTCAAAATAAATCACATCATTTTTAAGATCTTTTTTAGTTTTTGCAATTTTGAAATTTTTAATTCTGCTATAAATCCGGTTAAAAACATCGGTTTTAATTTCAGCTTCATTAATAACATTTTCGGCATTAATTCTTACATTTTCCATGATAAATAGTCCTATATTAGTTAAATTTGATTTTTTAATTTAATCCCGGTTTTAAAAACCGGAAACATTTTATTTTATTTTTCTGTTTTATTCCTCCGGATCATCTGAAAAAATCTATTATATACTCTGCTAACTGTTTATCATTATCAAAATAATAATCTTTTATTAATTTAATAATATCCGATATTTGATAATGATCAAAACAAAAATCGTTTATTCTATCATGCAAAGTACCGCCATAAGTGCAGATATAATTAAACGATTTGTAAAACGTATCTTGTAAATATCTCCCGATCTCTTCTTCTGCATCCTCGCTTTTTAACAATTTCTGAATATCTTCAATACTCAAAAAATACGCCAAATCTTCATGATCGTTATAATCAAATATCCCGGAACGATTTTTTAATTCATAAAGATCTAAAAACTCCCACAATATCCGTTCCCCTGCTTCTGTATATAAAAGATCCGAAACGGTTTTTATTTCGCTGTTGTGGCAGTAGTCTGTAAAATCACATTCTAAAACTTCCCAAAAATCGCATAAATTGCGATCTATATATTGTAAAATATCATTATATATGTGATTTTTGATGCTGTTTACATGGTGCAAAATGTCGTATAAATTAGTATCTTGAATATCTTTTTTAAGTAAAATCATTTTTTAATTTCTCCATGTCTGTAAAATCCGGGAAAAAATCCCGGATGTTAAAATTTTACGCTTTTATTTTTATTCCTTTTTCCCTGCATATTACCTTTATTTTTTCATAACCTTTTTTAGCGTATTTCGCTTGCATTTTTAAAAAGTCTATATATTTATCTTCATTTTCCCACTGTGTAAACTTCTCCGGAGTTAATAAGGTTTTAGCAAGATCATAATTAGAAATTAATCCGCATCCGCCGTTACTCCACTGTTCAAAATCTTTAGCACCGTTCAAAATCGTTTTGATCAAAGATCCGTTGCTCCATTCAATTTTAGAAATGTTTTCAATTTCAGGATCTAATTTTTCATAATCCAAACAATTTGAAACATCTTCTAAATGACTAATAGCATAATAATTAATGTTTTTATCTTCCTGAGTATTACAGATCTCATTTTCAATTAAAGCAATAATATCATTGATTTTCATTTTTATTTTTCTCCATGTTTGTAGCAATGCGGGATCTGAAATAATCCCGCAAAAAATTATAAATTTATTATGCCTGTAATGCTGTAAAGTTTGTGAAAGCTGTTTCGCTGTTCACGATTCTATGATCTCACGATTTGCAGAAAACTCAAAAACTCTTTTATCGTTTTTGTGATGCACTTCACAAATTTAACGCAAAAAGTCTTGAAGTCTTTGTATTACAAGCCCTAGCAGGGATCGATCCTTTTAAACCCTTACATTATAAGCTCTGATCTGTTTTTTAATCCCGCCGATCCTTACGTTACAAGGCTTCGCAGGTTGTCCAGGGGTTTAAATAAAAATTAATCCCGTTCTGAAATAAAATAAAAAATCGGAACTCTTTTTAAGTCCCGATTAGTCTAGTTTTTTGCAGCTGCCGGATGCCCCGAAGGGATTAAATTTTATCCGTTATATGTCTAGTTTTTAAACCTCGTCTGGCTGTTCAGCACTTGCGATCCGACTACTTTTATTGACCTTGGTAGCACCTGGCGTTCCCGCCCCCAGTCTGCCATTGACCGGTAAACCTTGACCCAGCTTTTGCCCTCAGATCGCCATCTAAAGCCTGCCTCTTTAACCTTTTCTTTATCGTCAAAACTGCACTTGACCTCGATCTCAATACTCACCTGCGCCGCCGCCTCGCACAATTCTCGCAAGGTTTGTGTAGCCCGTAACACCTGTAACAGCATCAAAACATCGTTTATTGCTCTATGTGCTTGATACCAGTACCCGCATAAATACGCCAGCATCTCCAAGTTTTTAGCTTTATAGCCTTTTTCAGCCCACCTAATTTCGGTCAAACTGTCTGCCCAGTGAAGATCCCAGCTTTCAGGCCGGTTAAAGGTTTTCTCAAAGATTCTTCTGTCAAAACTCGCATTATGCGCCACCACCAAACACCGCTCCGGAAGGTATTCCGCAAAATCTTCCCACATCAGCCTTTTTTTCAGCATGTCCGGGCGGATGCCGGTTAATTGTTGGATCTCCTCGCTCGGTTCCCGTTCCGGCTTTGAAAACGCATCAAACAAACAGTCAATGCTCAATACTTCCTTTGTTCTCACGTCATAACTGCATACACAAAAAGCCAATTCTATGAGTTCTGCATCAGCCGTGATTCCCGTTGTCTCAGTATCAAGTATCACCAGCTTTCTCACCCGCTTTTCCGGAACCTGTGTATCTGAAAGTATGATTTTCTCAAAACTTTTTCCCGCTCCGGAGACAAACCTCAGATCATCAGTCTCCAGCGGATTGCGTTCAATCGCTTTCCATCGCTCCGGCTCCGCAATAATTTTCTGTAATTCTTCCTGCGTTACCATATCTCCCACACTCCCATATCATTTTTATGATAAATCCGCTGATTATCTGATCCACGATACGGCAAAAAATGAGTTGCGTTTTTATCATATTTTCCATCTACAAGATAATCAAAATATTCTGTAAAATAATAAAAAAATCCGTTTTGAGAATCCGTTTCCGGTTCCTGAGCGTTCCCGCCCCCTTCGTCCAAAAATCCGTTTACAAGTTCCCGATCTTCTGTTCCCCAGCTCCCGCCGCCTATTTTGTCGTATTGCAGAACATGTTTCTCATAGCCTGTATAGCACCAAATCTGAATCTTATCGTCAAAATTCCGTTTTACCTGTTGTGCAATCCACAGAACTTTATTCCGGTTAAAAAGAGCCAGCGGATCACCGCCTGAAAAAGTAATTCGTTTTATTTGCGGCCTTTCTAATATTTCAAATAATTTCTGCAACGTTTCTTCTGTAAATATTTTTCCCTTTTTCCGGTTCCATGATGCCCGATTAAAGCACCCCTCGCACTGATGATAACAGCCTGACACAAATAATGTCATGCCGTAACCTAATCCGTTATTATTTTCACATTCTTCAATTTTTAAATATTTCATTCCGTAAAAATCCGTTTTTATTTTTATTTCCGTTTTTGTTATGTAAAATCCGTTTCTCTATTCTACCACCATTCCCCTAACCATGCCGCCCCCTTGCTCACGAATCTGCTAAACATTCTAGTTCCGTTAAATATTCTTTCCCGCAAACAAAAAAAAGCCCTCATTTCTGAGGGCAAAAAGGACTAAAATCATAATCGTATTGTAAAACAAATCTGTTAAAACTTCAATATTTATTTTAAATAATTTTCACCTGAGACAAAAATCCGTTTAAAAGACTGTCGAGTCTCTGCGCAACCTGATTCACTTCTGCCCAAAAAATTTTACTATCAATTTTTTCTAAACTGTTTTTCCGATACTCCAACAAAGCAACCGAAAAATCCATAATCACAAGTATTCTGTCATACTGGCATTGAGCCTGAAGGAAACTCATGTAATCCATTGTTAAATCTCTTTTCCCGATCCTGAATGTGATTTTTATTCCCGGTTCAGATCTTTCAGAACAAAGATCCGTTTCAAAATTCGTCATTTCCTGATTTGCGATCTCGCATATACCCAGTGTGATTGTTATTTTTTCCCGCATACAATCCGTTTTCCTGCTGTCTGACCGGGAGCAGAACGGCCCTGCCCCCTTTTTGCGTCAGATTATAGCATACCACAATCACCCGAAACCCGTGACCATTTCTGGCCGTTGTGCATGACCTCGGCCCCAGTCATAAATCCGATTCTATCCACGGTAGTTCCAATATATAACACTGTTCCCTGAAAAAACTGCTTTTTCAAAGCCTCTTTCCTTGCATCTTTCAGGCTCTCTGCATTGAGTTTAACAGCTTGTCTGCATCTGTATCCGCAATTCTGCAATGTTTCTACCATGTAATACATAATCTGTCCCCTTATTCCTTTTTAAGCCCACTTGTAAAAAGCACCATGCAGAATACATTCAAAAAGTTCTTTTACATTCTTTTTTGATCTCGGACGGTTATTTAATGTTAATACCCGATAAAAGTAAGTGACACCCGCCATAATAGCATTTTCATCGCCGTTTCTCAGACAAAGCCCTACAACCTTTCTCCCGGCCTTATCAGATTTTACAAGATCTAATTCCAAGTGATCAGATACAATGTATTTCATTCTCAGTTCAGGGCATTTTCTAAATAATTCCTGATTTATTTCGTCGGTTGCTTTATCAAGTTCATTCAATCTGCTGAATACAAACATTTTATTTTCCTCTATGCTTTTTCAAAGCGGGGTCCAAGCCCCGCCGATCCGTTTTTAATCCACTACCTTTGCTTTAAATTCCAAAGTAGGTGCTGCCTCTTTAGTAATCAAAGTCTGGTCCACAATGCCTTTCTGTTCTTCTGTTAGCATCTTGTATTTTTTGTTATCCAGCGAATGCTTAACTTTGAACAAACTGCCTACGTCAACCCCGCAAATCTCAGCTTCAGCGGCCACAATGCTGAACTTTTCCTCGTCAACGGTAGTATTGAACTTTTTTGTAAAGATAAGTTCACCGCCCTTCACATCAGCCTTATTCTTGCCCGTAACGGATTCCTTAAAAGTCTCCTGAACCAACTTTTTTCTTAAATCCATTTCGTATGCCTTGATAGTTTCAAGTACCTCGCCCGCCTGTCTCCAAGCTGTAAGGATATCCCCGCTGTTTACAAGTGATACGATCTGTTCCTTGACAATTTCATTTAAAGTACACATTTTTTGTTTCCTCTTTAGTTAAGTTTACTGCAAATTATTATTTTTCAACCACTGATCAAATTCTGTTTTCCACGCCGGGTAAAGTTCCTCGGCTAGTTTTTCAATGTCTGACCAATCTTCATAACGGGATTTACACAGCTCATTTAAATCTGCATCTTTCGCAAATTTCTTTAACTGCCGATCTACTTTATCGGTAATAAACATGATAAAATCTTTATCTGCTTTACCGTTTTGTATGTCGGTCGCAATCCGATATCCGGTAAACAATGCAAGATCAGTCAAATTGAATTCTTGCGGAATTCCTTTTTCAAACAGCCTTTTCATAACCTTTTTCCTTATGTTTGAACTTTCCTTTGTTAAGCCCCTTGCTTAACTGTTATAAGTATATCAAAGGGCAATTCCTTTTTAAATATTCTTTTATCTGTTTTGTGAAGTCTATCACATTTCAGTGAACATCTCCGGTAAAGCCCCAAGCTCTTCACCTTTGCGGTGAAAAAATTCCATCTCCGGATCTTCTTCACCGCCATTCCCGTTAATGCGGTTAAAATGTTCCCTCAAATCAGCATCCCGCTCCGCAAACTCGGTCAATATCATTCTGATCGCTTCTTTTACGGTTTTATTCTGCCCTTCGGCTTTCTCCTTAACCGTGAGATACACGCATAAACTAAAAATGTTTTCTTTATCATCATTCTCTACAAGATAATGAAAAGTCTCTCGCAAAATATCATAAACTGTTACTACATCACGAGACCTCATTTTATGGCCGAACCGGTAAATCTCAAAGCAGATATACAACCGGTTCATAATTTGTAATTTTTTAATATCTGACACCAGTTTATGATCGTTAATAGTTCCGTTGCACATGGTATTCACTCCTTTTAAAAAATCTGCTCTGCCAAAAATTCCAAGTCATTTTCATACCGTGCTAAAATCTCGCTTGCTGGCATATCTTTCGCTAAAAACCTCTTTTTGTCTGTCATCCTTACTGTGTATCCGAAACCGCTGTTATTATCGGTTTCGTTCTGAAGTTCATGCAAAAATTTGAACAAATCTTCGTAACCTTCTCCCGTGTAAAGTCTAGCCGCATTTTCACTGTCAATGATATGAAATCTAAAATCGTTAATATTCATTTTTCGCTCCTGGAGGGCAGATAACCTGCCCTGTGAAATTGTTTGTTATTCAGCTACAACCGCTAATCCGTGAATGTAATCTGCAATTTCTGACAAGCCTTCTAAAGCCTTTTCCAGTTCGGGCTTTTTGCTCCTGATTTTCTTCAAATTTGCTTTCACGTTATCGATCATGTTTTCAATAGTCCCGACTGTATCTGAACTATCATAGTTTTCTGCAAGGTGCTGAATGTATTCAGCGTTCCATGATTTAGGATCCCGTTCCTGATCCTCAACCTGATTACAGCATTCTATAATATGCTCTGCCGTATCCCGGTTAAAGACATTTTCCAAAAAGTCTTTAAGTTCATACGGGCTGATAAGTTCTTCATCTTTAGTCCTGAAATAACACATTTTATTTATTCTCCAAGTTAGTGTTTTTGCTCCGCAACCTTTCGTTGCTTTCTGATTGTAAGTTTACAGCTATTCCTTCTCACGGTAAACTTTCTTTTATTGTTTTTGTGAGTTATTTCACGTTTCTCAATTCTTCTGCTTTTGCAAGGATCTGATCCCAGTCCTCAAACCGGGTCATGAGAGAAAACCGGACATCATCTTCCCAGCGTGTCAGCCGTTCCCTGTCATGCCATTTCTGAATGATCCTTTCCGCATAATCCATTAACGCTCTTATTTCCGGAGCAAAAAACTCCCACAGATATTCGATCCCGGTTTCCCGGCCTGATACACACCTCCAACCCTCGTTTTCACGATATACTGCCCACTTGTAATTTACAAGAGTATCAAGATTTCCAGCGTTAATCAGACAGGCTTTCATAATTTCCCAATCTTGCTCCCCGTTAAACTCACGGTTGAAAGTATGGAACCTTCCGCCCTGTCCAATAATACTTGCATATCGGCACATATCCCCGAAAAATCCGTCCATGTCTTTTTCTTGCAGTTTTATGAAAATACACGCCTTCACCTGATTCTTTAAGGTTTCAAGATCTTTCGTTTCTGCAATGTTAATGCTGTCGTGAATGAGTTTCATAATATTCTCCAAGTTGTTAATGTTTGTCGTTTCTGAGTAATAGTTTACTACCGTCTGTATCACAAAGAGTTCCGAATGTTTTCCAAAAAATCATACGCCTCGCCAACTTCATCTTCTGTCCATTCCTGACGGGAAAGAAAACTTCCGTCACATAAAGCATCCATAATCATTTTGACGTTGCTTTCAAACGTTTCGTTATCATCCCAATAATTCTCAAATTCTGAGATAACATCAAAACAACCATTTTCTCTTGCAGTATTTTCAAGATCTTTGTAAGTAGTGAGTTCTTTCATTTGTTTTAGTCCTTTAAAGTTAAAAAATCACCGGTTGTTGTTCCTCAACCGATGATTCCATTTTACTAAAAGCCTTTTTGACTTGCAGAAGTCTTTTTACAGTTTTGTGATATAGTTCACAAATTTAGCTATTTCCTGTCCCGGTACTGCCGAATCCACCCGACCCCCGTTCGGTCTCGGAGAGTTCTGTCACAAGGCTTAACTCAGTCTGTAACACCGGAACAAAAACAGCTTGCAGAATCCGATCTCCCCGTTTATACGCAATTTCCCGATAAACCGTTCCGCTGGTCTCTACATCTAAATGAGCAATCCATTCGCCACGGTAATCACTATCAATAACTCCTACAGTATTCAGCAATCTGATCCCGTTTAGCCCCGCACTGGATCTCATCATCAGCAAGCCACAATATCCTTCAGGAATTTCAGTTGCGAACCCTAGCCGAATTACGTTATCCGCTTTTGAATTTAAAATCACATCTTCTTGCAGTTTTAAATCATAACCAGCCGAGTTCCTTTTCCGCTCCGGCATCAGAAAATTATCACATAACGCTTTTATTTTAATCATCAGGTTCATACTCCTTTATAACTATCTTGTCCTGAAAATTGTTAAACAACTCCGGCTCAATCACTGTATCGCCGACACAAATACATCTGATAACTGATTTTTCTATCCGTTCCACCATTTCCGCATAATCCCGCAGAATTGCCCGAATAATTTCAGCTCCGCCTATTGCGTATATCTTGCACTTTTCACAGTCATAACTGCTCGCCAGTAGTTCCGCAGTCCGAATCGCATTGCCCAACCCGCATACAAACAAGAGATGGCTTGTATCCACAAACTTCCGGTTCATCTCGCTGACCCATTTTTCATCACGACTCACCACCACATTGATCCGTTTCAGCAACGGTTTTTCGCCTATACTTTCCCATGTTTTACGCCCCATGAGCACCACATTGCCCTCGGTTGCCCGCTTAAAGTCCCGCATATCCTCCCGGCATTTCCACGGAATCCCGCCTTCGTATCCGATTGTTCCGGTAATATCACAGGCAAATTTAATAATCATTGCAACACCTCACAGCACCTTTATGTAAATCAAAACTCTTGCGTTGTTCTTGTCAAACCCGCCGTCATTCCATTCTTCATGAATAACAATTCTTTTGTTATCGTCCGGTATTTTTCCGTATGCCACAAGTGCGTCAAGGAAAAACTTGCTCACCACGGCCACAATATTCATACCGTCATGAACCCGATTATCCCCGAAAATTATTTCATAGTCTATGCTGACCTTTTTCATATTGTGCGGGAGATCAATAATCTCATTGTGCATAATCCGTTTATATTCGTCCTTTGCCCGATTAAGCACCTGAAAATGAGCGTTCCGGTACGGGTTCAGGTTCAGCATGAACTTCTTTTTGCCTACCAAAACACTTATCGGACTCTCTACCACAAAACATTGTGTTTCTTCATCAAAATGCATAAAAATCCGTTTTCCTTTGTTTCGTTTTGTTTACAATCCGTTATTTCAAAAAACCCGTTTTTCCTGAAACAATCACAGAAAAAATCCGTTTTTATTTCAAAAAATCCGTTTCTGAAAAATCCGTTTTTGGCTAAAACTGGAAAATCCGTTTTTAACCCCCGAAAAAATCCGTTTTGGTTCAAATCTCCTATGCTAACTCAGAAAAATCCGTTTTTAACCCGTATCAGTCACTTCAAATCAACTTCAAACTGACTTCAAACCGACTTCAAACAAAATCCGTTTTTCTTCTAAAAATCCGTTTTTCTTCTAAAATCTCCTGAAATTAGAAGAATCCGTTTTTTAAAAAATCCGTTTTTCAAACCGCCATTTCAAACTTGATCGCCGGACAATGCTCATAACCCGTCAGAACAAAATCGCTTGTCTTAACTGATTTCAAAAATCCGTTTATGTCCGAATAATCCGCTTTTTCCGGCAGTATCAGTTCTGGTAGTTTTTTCGGTTCTCTCTGCAACTGTTCAATAACCCCGTCAAGATGATTCAGGTAAATATGACAATCCCCTAAACTCCCGATAAGGTGCAACGGCTTCTTTCCGGTTATTCTTGCAATAATACAAAGCAATAATCCGTAACTTGCAATATTGAATGGAATTCCGATTGTGCAATCTGCTGACCTTTGATTCCACATCAGACTCAAATATTCCGCATTTTCGCCGCTCACGTAAAACTGAAATGAGTAATGGCAAGGTGGGAGGGTCATATAGGGCAGTTCCGCCGGATTCCACGCAGAGACAAGCAACCGCCTTGACCACGGATCATTTTTAATTCCGTTTATGACCTCAGCTATCTGGTCAATTTCTATTGTCTTATGTTTGCCCCACGGGATGCGTTTGCAGGCATATAATCCGTTTTCTTCACCGGTGTAAACAATTCCGTTAAAATCACGCCATTGTTTACCGTAAATTCTCCCAAGTTCTCCGTTTTCGTATCCTAAATTCCGTCCCTGACACTCGTAATTTGCCGTCCAGATCGTCCGTCTTTCCTTTTCCGTCAGCTCCGTATAAGGCTTGCTATCGTTCTTAATCTCGGCTAAACGGTGTTCATTTGCAGAACCCTCTAAAAACCATAGCAGTTCCGACACAACCGAACGCCATGCCAGCGATTTTGTGGTAATTGCCGGAAATCCGTTTCTCATATCAAACCGGATCTGCCGCCCGAATACTGAAATTGTTCCGACTCCAGTTCTGTCCTTTCGTTCCGTTCCATGAGCCATAATGTCTCGGATTAAATCTAAATACTGCTTCATTTTTCATTCCTTTTAGGATCGTACCATTCTATTACGGTATTCTTTTTGTCAGAAAGTACCGTGTCCACTCTGATAAACGGTGAGTTAAAATCAGAAAATCCGTTTCCACAATAATATTCATCGTATATTTCCATACGATTCTGATGTATAAGTTCTTGAAATCTTTTTAATACAGACGGTTTGAGTTTGCGTCTGGTTCTTGTTAGATCCCTTAGTAGGCAATCCAGTAATTCCGTATAACTGTCCACGGCACATCTAAAGCCATCGTCCCAGTCATAAGACGGAAAACGCATACGATCTTTCATATAAGCCATGTCTCCTTTAGCTTTTCATAGGTTTTCTGATTAGTGAAAATCCGTTCCAGTTTTCCATGAGATTTTCCGTTTGCACTCATTGTAGATCGTTTTTCACAACTCCACACTTCTATAAAATTATCCGGCATTTCGTATTCTGAAATGAATATATCGTCCTGTTTTTCTGCCCATTCATAGAACCGGTCATAGTCAAACTGAAGGCGGTACTGATTGGAATTTTTGTACGGAATATCGCAGTAAACAATACGATTCTGTGCAAGTGTAACTTGCTCATAATCCAACGATTCCAACGATTCCAACGATTCCAACGATTCCAACGATTGCAGACGTTCTAACGATTGTAAACGTTCTAACGCTTCTAAATTCTGTTGCTCCACCCGTTTCAGTTTTAATCTTTCTTTTACAGTTCTTGTTATTTCCTGTCTGTCAGTCAGATTGTGATCTATTTTACCAATAATCTGTTCTAACTCGCCAAAGTCATGAAACAATATCGCTTTATGCAAAATCCGTTTTAAATTCTCGTTCTCTCTTGAATAACAATACGTTCTCAGATCGTTTCCAAAACTAAAACATATTGCCGCATACGGATCACTGTCTTTTAATCTAAAAAAATCCTCTCGTGAGATCCATCTTTTTTCATTTTTAAATCCTCCGTGAATTGCCATCTCAAAGCCTTTGCATACCACAGGATTTATCTCATTGTAAACAACATGTTTCCATTTGCCTGATAATAATGCACAATGCGTTATCGCTCCGCCACCGCCAAACAGATCATAAAACCATTCTGCACTCGGCAGAAAATCTATGATCTTCTCGGCTATTGCGTTTTTACTTCCCTTGTAAGGCAAACCGTAATTTCTCATAAATCTGTTTACTGCCCCGTTGCTTTCCTGATAATCACTATCTTCATTAACCGCTGGTAAAGTTCTTTATCAGCCTTTCTCACCACCGGATCCAGTTTGTTCACCACGGGCATCAGGCTTTCTTTGTACTGTCCGTGAACCAATACCTCTAAAAGATCTCCTGCCTGTTTTTCGTCAAGCTCCAAAATCACTTTTCTTTTCACCGTTCGGGTTCCGGAAATTACCTGAGCCGCTGTCATGGTAATTGTCATTAACAACCTCTCTGATCCAATAATTTGTAACATGCGCCCTTTGTTTTGAATACATTGAAAGCCATACCCTTGCTCACAAGTTCAAGACTTCCGTCAGTGCATAATCTTTCCAAAGTGCTGTTTATTGCTTTTGTGTAACCTAAACGATACTTTGAAAACACTTTCTGTTTACTCAGAACAAAATGCAAATACTTTAAAGGAATAATCCTCGTATCCTTCATCTTTTTGATAACATCTCCGCTTAAATTTGTCGCATTGCATAAGGATACAATCGCTTTTTCACGCACAAACGTCTTACAGGCATCCAAAACTGCCGCCGCCATTGTCTGCTCATTATTCATCGTCAAATTCGTTTCGCCTGAGATAATCATATTATACACATTTGCAATATCAAGCATGACAAGTCGCATCGCCCATGCCATGTGCTGTATGTTAATCTTAGGTGAGGTATGATTCTGTGATACGGCACACACACCCGCCAATTTCAGAACTTTAAGCTGACACCGGTTCCATGCCTGCCGGTAATATTCCGCATCTCCCGCTGCATCCAGCATTTCAAGACACCAGTATTCAAGCCGGTTGTTAAATTCAATCGCTTCCTCTGTCATGCTGATTGTAACAAATCTGCTCTGCCCTCCGCTTTGTCCGGAAAGCGAATCCTCATCCACACAAAGATTATACAGTTCGTCAAGTATGTAATCCGAGATCGGCATGTTGAGACCGGCATAGTTCTGAAATACACTTTTGCCGTGGTATGTGATCGTCAGGAACCGGCTTAAAAATCCGTCCTGAGCCATTGTGGGTGTTAATGCATCGGCTAATCCGCTTATGGTTGTTTCCCCTACAAGGCTGAATCCCGGAGCGTTGACTTCTGACACATTATTTTCGGAACTTGAATAACTCATTCCGCTCAAAACATCGCCCATTGCAGAACTTGTGTAGAGCCGAAGATATTGTCCCCGCAAGCCCTGAGCCTGAGAATCACGGGTGTTTTCAGCCATGTTGCCTAAAACCTTTCCAAACTCTTTCTGAAAGTTTACAAAACTTGCGTACACATCTACCGGAATACCGAAGTTATTCTGTTTCTGCCCCGTTACCGCTCCCGCTTCCTGAGCGCATCTTTTTACAAGTGCCTGAGCCGAAACAAAATCATCGTCTATCACATGACGCTTTAACCGGCAATTCGGATAACGCTGTTTCATCTGATACACAAGATCGTTTTTGGTTGTGTGAAGTCCCTCTTTTCCGATACCCGAACGGGCACATAGGATTATGTAATTGTTTAATCCGGCACATGTAGGTAACTGCCACATTTTTCCCACAATTCCGCTCATTATCGCAATCACGCTCGCCAGACTTACCTCCAGCACGGGTTTGATTCTGCTTGCATAACTCCACTTTGTGAGTTCATATATAAGTCCGGAACTTACCGGCGGTACAATAAGAGCATTGTTTTCTGAGATGTTAAATCCCTTTGTGCAGATATAACCTTTGTCCAAAAGGCGTTTGTAGCTTGTTTCCGCATCGGAATAAAACGGTACATAATCCGAACTCGGTATCACATTGATCTTTTTAAGCTGTTCTACCACCCCGCAGGCAATCAGCGTATCCGCAAACAAAGTCGGCAAATCGTATTCAGGATCCGTTTTTTCATTCTGCCACCGTGAATTGACAAGAATCGTCTCCGGATCCACGTTAAGATATTTTTTGTTTATGAGTTCATCAACAAGGGCTTTCTTTTCAGCTTCTTTTTCTATTTCCTCGCTTTCGTAATTTCCGGAGATATCAATGTTGTTCAGAATTTCCGTTTCGGTCTTGTCATCGGAAAATGGAAGTTCATATTCCACATTTTCATCAGCCCTTACCCTTTCCACAATTCTGTTTACATAATCAAGTCTTGTGGCTTTCGGACGTTTTGCAAGTTCCGACTGAGCAAAAATTCCTTTCATGACATCGGCGTTATCGCAATATCTCACCACAATGGAAAACAGGGCGAAATCCGCTTCTGAACGTGAAGGGAAGGTGATTTTGTATTCGGGGTTACATACCATTTTGTCAGGATCGGTATAGTCGTAATTGCACCGGTTATTGAATAAGTCTAAAAAGTTTTCACAGTCCGGCGAATTAAAGATCTCGCAAAGCGTCCAGTTGATCAGACTTCCTAAATCCTCGCTCCCTGACAGTTTTATTTCCATCTCCGGATCTGCTGTACTTTCCGATACGGGTTTTTTCAGAAGCGCACAGAGTTCGTCAATTTCCTTTTGCCGTTCCTCAATAACTTTCGTTCCGCCCTCCACTATATTCTCCGTCATTACGGCAAAACGATCCTGAGAATACAGTTCAAACCCTACAATACCAAGATCCTTGTGAACCTTGCCAGATCTGATCCCGCTTGCTCCGGTCTTGCTTGAATTGGGATACTTTACAGGATCAATACTGCCCCGCACGATTACATGATAACCCAAACCTGACACGCTTCTTTCGGTATAGCTGTTAAACTTTGAGATCCATTCATCCTGATACGCTATTTCAGATTGAGTGATACCGTCTTTCCGGTCAAAGTCTATGATTGTGATTCCGAGATCCTTTGTGAATACAAAACCCATGCAGAACTGAGAATCCCTTTTGATCGGAAACAGCATAATACTGTTCCGGCAGATCTTGTCAGCCGCTGCATAGGTGAGCCATGTCTTTTTAAAATTTTCCGTTGCTCCGGTATTTGCAAGATCTCCGGAATAGGTTTTATTTCCCTTTTCATTCACAGTGCTGGTGTATTGCAACCACAAATCATCACCGTTCTGAATGTAATCCTCATTTCCCGGCTCAAAATAGTCAGGATAAAGTTTTTTGACCTTTTCGATCCATTTCTTTGATACCACAACCGGAATCTTTTCTCCGGTTTTCCCGAAACATAAGCACCATTGTGGGGTGTTTTCAATATCCTGTAATGTCTGTATTCTTTCGCTCATATCAGCCTCTTTAAGCCCTGCTGTGTCCGGTAGCATTACCGCTTATGGTTGAACCGTCAAAATCATAGGAAACAATTCTATTATACCCGCCGGACGTTTTTACAGTAATCGCTTTCGGTTCCCGCATTTTTCCGCTCAGGCACATCACGAGAAGCTCCTGCGTGTTTTTCGGTATATACCCGTCCCTGCTCCGTATCCTGATCCATTCTTTTGCGGCGGTGGCAAAAAATGATTTTTCACTTTCTATGTTTATCCAGTCTTTTGCAACTGTCTGTATTCCGCTCCGGTATTCAACCAAAACCTGAACGCCGTTTTTGGTCTGAATTTTTGCATATTTTACATGAGTTACCTCAACTGTCTTTTCCGTTTCCTGTTTTTGTTTCCGTTTTATGATCTCGTCCAAACTTGCATGAGCAGTCAGCTTGGTTTCAGTCGGAAATTCATAGTTACATGCCGGACAGAATTTTGCGCTTGCCGGAGCATAACAGTTACATTTCGGACATACCTTGACCGGGGCCGTACCCTCGCCATCATCACGTTTTTTGCCGGATTTCTTTTTTGGCTGTAACGGATCGTTGATACAACCTAATCTTGCCACATTGCCCGCAAAATCAAGAATGAGACAGTTTTCCTTGTTCGGAGAATATCTTATTCCCCTTCCGCAAGCCTGAATATACAGACTTACGCTCTGCGTGGGTCTCAGCATTACAAGACAGTCAATATCCGGGTAATTAAATCCGGTGCTTAACACATTCACGTTCGCAACCGCTCTGTATTTTCCGCTTTTGAATCCGTCTATGCGTTCCCGCCTTGTGGTCATGTCAAGATCACCGCTTATTACAGTGCTTGTAATTCCCGCCTTGTTCAGATATTCCACAACATGTTTTGCATGTTCAACGCCGGTGCAGAATATGAGCCAGTGTTTCCGGTCTTTTGCAAGCTGAATTGTTTCGTTAAGAGCCTGTCTCGTTACGGCATCAGTATCAACCGCCGCCTGTAATTCCTTTTCCACATATTCCCCGCCCCGAATTTTTACATTGCTGACATCGATCTGAAATTCCGGCCTTCTCGGAATCGCATCGCACATGTAATTGTTCCGTATCAGCCAGTCAAACGTTTCCACGGTACACATGTTGTAAACAATATCATCAAAAATTCCGTTTTCGGTTATCCACCCGCAGTCAAGCCTGAACGGGGTTCCGGTAAAACCCACAACCTTTAATTTCGGATTGATTTCCTTTAATCCGGCAATAAGTCTCCGGTATGTTGTTTCTTCTTTTGCCGGTACTAAATGACATTCGTCAATTACAAGACAGTTTACCTTACCGAACTTTTTATACGTTTCAGGCTTGGCAATACTCTGCACACCACAACAAATAATTCTGTTATCGGTCTGCTTTTTATTCAGACTTGCAGAATACACTCCTAACGGCGCACCCGGCCAAAAATCCACAATAGCCTCATAATCCTGCTCTATCAGTTCTTTGACGTGAGTAATGACAAGTACCTTGCTCATACGGGTTCCGAACTTGTCATAACAGCGTTTGATAAAGCCCGCCATTGTGGGAGACTTTCCGGAACCTACCGGCATAACAACCACCGGATTCCCACGGTTTGCAGTTTTTTGCCAGTATTTGAAAATACTGTTGATAGCTTCTTCCTGATACGGCCTTAATGTGATCATGCCGTTTCCTCCTTGTTTTCAGTCATTTTGAAGTCTATTCCCATATAACAATCCTCCGAGAATTTATCCCCGCCCATTGCACAAGACAGTTCACCGTTCTCACAATTCTGCATCATGCATGTACGGCAATTATGGCTTAATTCCCTGTTTCCGTAACAGAAATCCGAAAATCCGCACATTTTGCAGATATAGTAAGATTCACGGTCTGAAATGCCGTCAGGAAGAATTTTGTTGTTGCAGATCTCCGGGACCCGTGCAAGCATTTGTTCTGCAATGAGATCGTTTCTTTTAACTATAACACCGTGGATATCGTCATTGTTTTTATTTACCGCTAAAAACAACGTATGTTCGATTCTTTGTGATTTTAAGTCCTTTGTCTTGTCCTGTATCAGACTTGTGAAAATCTCATGCGTATCAGCGTATATGTTCATGCAATGCATATTCACATGGCATTGTCTTTCGTACTGCGGAAATTCCCCAATTCCTCTCGCCACAAAATTATCAAAATTTTTGTCGTTCATGGTTTTAAATTCGAGCATGACAATCTCATTCTCGCAATCCGGGATGTTGTAAGCCAGTCCGTCAATACTCCCTGCAAAAATCCCGTTTTTATACCCGAACTGCCTTCCGTCCCCCCGGTCATTCCATACCTCAATCCCCGCCTGTTCAAGCAACGCCAGAATCCTTGCTTCTTCCAAATGTCCCCGGTTCCACAATCTTATCAGACGTGCAGAAGGCTGTGATTCCCTTGTTCTGAATCCGAGCCATACCTTTCTCAGACAATCCCCGCCGATCTGACTTGCTCCCAAATGATCTCTTAATTCCCCTGAATCCGCTTTCCATGCGTCCGAGATCTGTCCGAACCATTTCTTTTCACATTCTTTGAATTTCTTTCCGTTGTCTTTTTCAATCCCTTTGTCAATGAGATCAAGCGTTTTTTCAGCCACATGATCAAACAGACTTCCCAGCTTTTTTACCTTCATACCACACCTTGTCAAACTACCGTTGATGCCGTTGATATCACTTGACACCACCCTGTAAAACCCTAATAAAAAAGGCAACGTTACTTCCCTGTAAACATTGCCTTTCTCTCCCACGCTATAAATTATAGCACATCAGAACGGCAGATCATCTTCTGCAACCATATCCGGTTCTTCCTGAACGGGAGCGGGAGCCGGTTTCGGAGCTGGTCTTGCGACCGGTTTCGGTGCAGGCTTGGGAGCCGGTCTCGGCGTAGTCTTTACCGCCGGTTTGGACGCTTTTTGTTCCATAGCTTTAAGCGCATCCGTAGATTCCTGTTCCTTTGCAATTCGCTGTTTGAGGTAAGCGTATGCCTTGCCGATATCCTTTGCCGGAACCTGAGCCGGATCTGCGCCTTTCTTTTCGATTAACCACTTTTCCCTTGCGGAACGCTTCTCAGTGTCAAAGAGATTAAACACAGTATAGTTCGCATATACCTTGCCGTTCGGAGCCTCGTAATCCCCCGCTTTTCTCAGCACCGTGGCAATAAGCTGAAATTCGTTTGCACACAGACCTTCGTATTTATACATGGGATTACCCTGACCGTCCAGCACGTCCTCGCCATCCTTGTTCGTGATTTTGGTTTCCACAAGTCCGGAGCCGTTACCGGTCAGGAAACAAAGTTCCTTTGTCTTGCTGAAATACTTATCACTGGGTTCAACGGAATAACTACTGCTGAATTTTCCAATCGGTTCATTCCCGTCATTGTCCAAAGCAACAAAGGTGCAGGAAATTGCATCGCCATTACTTCTATGCACAAGAATTGCGCTTGCGATAAAGCACTTATAAAGTCCGGATTCAACCCATTCAAGATCATCAGTCTTGGTAAAACCGCCGCCAACGCCCTTTTCAAGGGATTCTTCAAATTCACTGTCATTGTCAAGATCAAGTTCGAGATTCATAAAAATTCCTTTGTAAAACCTTTAAATCAAGTTCGTTAATTATATAGCAATCCGGTTATTCTGTTACCGTTTCGCTTACCGTTTCAATAACTCCTGTTTCCGTTTCTGTATTTTCCTCCTTGTTTTCAGTTTCGAGTTCTTTCAGTTCAGCCTTCCGGTCTGCAAACATTTTTACCACAGCCTGAGCATTTTCCGGTTCAATCCGGTTTTTGATCTGAATGTAGTATTTTCCGAGATCCTTTTCCGACTGAATCCCTTTTAATCCTCCGCAAATATCCTCCACACTCATGGCAGTTTCAATCTTCTGAGGAATTTCCGGTCTTTTGACTTCTTCGGCAGTTACCGTTTTTCTCACTTTTGCCACAGCCACCACATCAGAATAACTTCCGGTAGCAGTTGTAGGCATGTCATACGCTTCTTCAGTGGTGATAAGACCGTGTAAAAGATCGGGGAATACATCACGATAGGCAAATCCCCTTGCCCGCATCTGAGCCATGCGTTTCGGGTATTGTTTCCATACCCCTTTACCCCACAATCCGGCTACTTTAGCATCATCAAAGCTGAATGTACGGGTTTCCTCCCCGGCAACGTCTTTACGCTCAACTGTGCAAACCGCCGTCATGGTTTCCTCGTCAAAATATTCAACCTTTTTCTTCAAAAATCCCGAACTGTAAATTATCGCATTGATCGCATCACCGTAAATGCTCATGTGGCCATTTACATTCATGCAATGAGTCAGAGCCATTTCCGGAGAAAGTCCTAAAGCCTTGCCGTAAGAGATCACCGCCATCGCCTTGTTAAGACTCTCCTCGCTGATCTGCGTACATTCCTTGTCCTTTTCATTGACTTTTATGTCAAGATAAGACTTCGGTAAAACTCCGTTCTCAAACATGAATTTCAGTTTTTCCCGGAAATCCTTAACTTCGTCAACACTCTGATCCACAAAAGTGGGCTGTGCAAGTTCGTTTTGTTTCATGATTATTTATCCTTGTTAATCAACAACTACATCGCCGTTACTGCTTACGTCAGGAATAACCTCCCCGCCGTCCTTAATATAATTCTTATACACCAGTTTTTTCAGGTTCATGATTTTGCGCTGCATGACCGTGGAATTAAGACATGCCATTGCGTCAAAAAACAGTTCCCGATCCGTTGCATCAGGATAGATATCCTTTAACTCTTTCAGACAGTTAATAATTTGTCTCGGAACATACTTACTCCGAAAACTGAACACCGCCCGAAACAGGTTAATCGCCCTTATATCAAGAAAAGTATTCGCTTTCAGCTTTTGCGCTATGACAAACAACTGTTTCCGAGGCGTATCTTTTTGCAATTCTTCTTCTATTGCCGATACTGCGTCTGTTGTACTGACATCAATACCAAATTTATTTGCAAGAATTTCACAGAACTCCATGTTTTTCAGCAAAATATTTTGCCTTCCCGCAAAACAATACAGCCGGTTGTTCGCCACTGTCTGACATTGATCCGTATAAACTTCCACGGGAATACGCTTAAACACACCCTTTTCGTTCATAAGTTCGGGATGCTGTGCCAGAGTCCGGAGAACGTTTAACTGTACACAGATCCGATAAGGAAGCGCACCGTTCACCGAAATAAAATACCTGCCTTTATCGTCCTGTTCGTTCTCATAAATGAGAGCCACGTTGATCGGGATATATTCATCGTCCTTTGCAACTTTCATTGCAAGAACAACGGCGTTTTCATAGGTGATCATATACTCACCTCCCACGATTCGTTAATTTCAGGCACGTTAGCCACCGGATTTTTTTCAAGGCGTTTGTCAATTTTCATGTCGAACAGCACCGGATCTTTGTTACATTTTGACCAGTAAATATACAGGGTATTCTTCTGTAACCCGGTCATGTTACTGAGTTCGGTTGCGGTATATTCTCTGCCATGATAACGCAAATGACTGTAAGATTTCACCTTACTTCTGCTGACATGTGAGGGAGTGTATATCACATTGTTACGAACCCATGTTCTGATATAATCAGGATCTACAAGTTCCACAAAGTCTCTTGACTGTTCGGGGGTACAGCCCTGATCGCCTTTTGCATTTAACTGCTTGCATACCACGAGATATATGTCTGCAAAGTCTAGTCCTTGCTGACCGGCGGTTTTTGCCAGTTCCGGAGTTAATGCCCATGCGTATGCTCTTGGATCTGTTTTCATTACAATTCCTTTAAAAGTTATACGATTTAAAACACTATTATTTTCAAATTTTCTTTTACTGCTTTTCAAAATTTGTATAAAAGTGTTTGTTCACGTTTCTATAATACTACCTGTTAATCACCTTGTATAGCAAAAAATCGCTTTTCTTCAAAAACTGCGATCATTCTCAAATTTTGCCCGATACTCGCATACGGTTCTGATCACCTCGTCAATTTTCAAAGTCTGATAATATCTGGCTTCCTTCTCAGCATACGGCTTTATCAGTTCAAACTTTTCAGGGTTTGCCCGATATTCAAGCAGTTTGTTCATGTTGAAATACTGTACCGCTTTTCCCGGTTCCCTGATACCGACAGAATGATCCCAGCCCCTCATTTCCCGAAGTTTGATCCAGTCATTCCGTACCACACATTCGCAATACGCAATATTTGACAGAATCACAGGACGAACCTTTTTCAGCTTTTCCGCAAGTCCGACCACCTGATTATAAGACCAGTCCTGAACACCATTTGCGATAAAGGTAATAGAAGAACTGGTGATCCACCCTTTGAAGAAATCCTTTTTCTTCTGCTCGGAAAGAGCCGCAATCTTGTTTAAAGTCTCCCGTGAAAACAGGAAAAGATCATCGTTTTCGTTTTGCATGACATACCTCTCAAAAACACTAATAATCAGCAATCCTATCATAACGGAAAACGCACGTCATTATTTAGCGTTGTATCACAAAACAAAAATTTTTCCGTCTTTCCTGTCTGTTTTCGGTACACTTTGTTTGTTGTTGTCTCATGCGGGTGATAGGATCTGCAATTACCCCTTTTCGGGGAAAGCAGTTTTTAAAAGGTGAATAAAATGAAAGTAATAAAAAGGGACGGTTCCTCCGAAAACTGGAACCCTGATAAGATCAGACAGGCGGTGTCAAAAGCCGTTGTCAATCACGAGAACACGGAAAAAGCAGTTGCCATCGCTATCGACCGTATTCAATCCTCTTTTTGCACTATTGATGTAGAGACAATTCAGGATATTGTCGAGCAGGAATTAGGGTATAACGGCAATGTAAACACGCTCCGTAATTACGCTCATTATCGGGCTGAACGGGCGAACGTCAGAAGTGTAAATGCAATTCTGAATGATATTTACAAAAAGCAGGATTCCACTATTCTGAATGAGAACGCAAATATTGACGGCGAGACAAACTGTGCAAAGCGTGATTTTATCGCCAGCGAGATCTGTAAACAGTGGGCTTTAACACACTTTCTTCCGAAGGACATTGCCAACGCTCATATCCGGGGTGATATTTACATTCACGATCTCGGCTTTTCTCCCGCCGGTGGCTATATCAACTGCTGTCTTGTTAATATTAAAGATATGCTCGAAAATGGCTTTACAATGGGAACTGCACATATCACAGAACCTAAATCCATTCGGGTTGCCACCAACGTTGTCGCTCAGATTATTACCGCTGTTTCTTCTCAGAATTATGGCGGTACGAGCGTTGATCGTATTGATGAAGTTCTTGCTCCTTACGTTGAAAAAAGCTATGAAAAGTATTGCAATGAAGTTCAGGAAGAATACGGGGATATTTGCGATGCTGATGTTAAGAAAATTGCCATGAAACGCACTGAAAAAGAATGTGAGGATGCGTTTCAGCAATTAGAATATTCCATCAACTGCTCCCACAACTCTCACGCCCAAGTCCCGTTTGTAACATTAGGATTCGGACTGGGCGAAAGCAAGTGGGCGAAAATGATTCAGAAATGGATTCTGAACACCCGTATCAAAGGTTTGGGAAAAGAACGGAAAACCGCAATATTCCCGAAACTTGTATTTGCTCTGAAACGGGGATTAAACCTGACGCCGACAGATCCGAACTATGACATCAAACAGCTTGCATTAAAATGTTCAGCACGGAGAATGTATCCGGACATTGTAAGTTATGATAAGGTAACGGAGGTGACCGGCGGTTTTAAATTTCCGATGGGTGAACTTTAAAGACTGCCCATGTAAAACCTGTCTAAACAGGGGATCTCTTTTGAAATAAAGACAATCCTGTGCTAAATGACGAAAGTCTAAAAGCTAAACGACTAACCCTGATGAATGTAAGGGTGTAAGGTACAAGCAAATGGTATCTGAAATGATAGGCACTTATCATAAGATAAGCGAAGATATAGTCTGATCTGTATGGTGACATACAGCAGTTCATAAGAGAACGGGCGTGAACTTGCGATCCATGCCGAACACAAATGTGCAGAAGTTTCTTATCTGAATGGACTAACGAAAAGGGAGAAAAACAGTATTCAGGACGTTGGAATTTAGGTGTGACAAGTGTTAATTTGCCCCGAATTGCCCTGAGACTCACCTCGGACAAAACAGAAGAAAGAATTGCCGAATACTTTCTTGAACTTGACAAGGTGAGTGAACTTGCTCACAAGGCTTTACAAATGCGGATTAAAAGGCTTTCCACTGTACGGGCAAAACAGGCTCCTATCTGCTGGCAGTATGGGGCATTGACCAGACTGAAACCGGATGATTATATTCTGCCGTCATGTCAGAACGGACGGGCAAGTATTTCCCTCGGCTATGTAGGCGTGAATGAAGCTGTGCATCAGATTTTTCTTTCCGATGATACGTTGCTTGAAAATGCCGAAATGAGAAAGGTAGCCGAGGATATTGTGAAATTCCTTTCAGATAAATGCAAGGAATGGAAGGCGGTTGAACATTACGGGTATTCCCTGTATTCCACACCCGCTGAAAGTCTTGCTCATGTGTTTGAGAACAAGGACAGAAAAGAGTTCGGGGTTGTGAAGAATGTTACCGACAAGGAATATTACACAAACTCATTTCACCTTGACGTGCGGGTGAAAACCGATCCTTTTACAAAGATCGATTTTGAGTCTCCGTATCCTAAATGGGCATCCGGCGGGCATATTACTTATGTAGAGACCCGCAATTTAGAGGACAATCTGCCGGCACTGGAAGAACTGTGGGACTATGCTTATGACAAGGTTCCGTATTTTGCTATAAATGCTCCGATTGACTCATGCACCTGTGGTTTTCACGGTGAGAGTGTGTTTAAGGACGGCAATTTCACCTGTCCGAAGTGCGGTACATCCGATCCGGAAGAACTGCATTGCACACGCCGTATCTGCGGTTATCTTGGAGAAATAAACAGTCGGGGTGTGAATATCGGCAAGATTGACGAATTTCAGAAGCGGGTAAAGCATTGTTAAACTTTGTTTAATTTTGCTGAACATCATCAAATTGTTATTGACATTCTGAAACAATCGTTTTATCATATTTTTCGCATGAGAATCGAGAGTTCCCCGTCAGAAATGGCGGGGTTTTTTATACTTACCGGAACGAATATGGCAGAAAAACAGATAAAATCACGCAAAAGAGTTCAGGAACATGCAGAAGTGTTTACAGCCGAGCGAGAAGTCAATGCGATGCTGGATCTCGTAAATAACGAATTGTTACGTCCTGAATCCACTTTTCTTGAACCGGCTTGCGGAGAAGGAAATTTCACGGTAAAGATCCTTGAACGCAAACTGACCGCAATTATAAAAACCAATCCTGAGAATTACCGTTATTTTGCTCTTATTGCCTTATCCGGAATATACGCCATTGAACTCTTGCCAGACAACGTAAAGATTGCAAGACGGCGTATGCTGGAGACGTTTGTCGCTTTTTCCGTGATTGCAGATCCTGACACTCCGGACAGTTATTTCAAAACAGCCGAACATATCATAGAAAAGAATTTTGTAAACGGTAACACGCTTACAGGTTTACAACCGGACGGAACGCCGATAAAGTTTACAGAATGGACGATTGACGGGACAAAGATTTACGGAAGGGATTATGAGTACAATGCTTTAGTGAACGGAACTTTGTTTTGATTTTTTTTCAATCACCAAAAGTAATAACCCTGATCAAGGGGTTTTGCTTTTAGCCAAATATTCAGTTCTTTCATGTCGTATTTCAGTTTTTCATTCATTCTGCGAAGCTGAATAAGTCTGTTATTCAGGCAAGCCTGACAACCTTTATGGTTACGACAATACACGTCAAAGACTTTAGATCCCCTATAAGGTTTCCTATGCTCTTTTCCATGTTCTATTGCTTTATCCAACGACATAAAAATTCCTCAGATAGATCCCGAAATATCGGACTCGAACCGATAACAATATCCTAGGTTTATTTTGCCTGTTAAACTAATTCCGGCGATCCATCTTAAATGACTCTTTCTCAAAAGCTATTTAAGATGGTGGAGAGGGAAGGACTCGAACCTTCAAACCGCAAAGGGGGCAGATTTACAGTCTGCTGTCATTACCATTAGACAACCTCTCCAAAATGGCGGGGAATCGGGAATCGAACCCGTATTCTGACTGATCATTTCAGAACTCTCACCAGAGACTTTTAACCCCATAAACTGGTACACCCGACCGGATTCGAACCGGTATTACCACCGTGAAAGGGTGATGACCTGACCATTAGTCGACAGGTGCATGGTTGCGGGGCAAGGAGTCGAACCTTGAACTGAAGCTTATGAGACTTCAATGATACCCTTTCAATACCCCGCGATTATTGGAGGCTCCCGGCGGATTCTGCCACCGCAGCTCGAGGCACTACAGCCTCGTATCCTTACTTTTGGACGACAGGAGCAAAAATGTTCAGAGGAAATGGCTACCCCGATAGAATCGAACTATCAAACATTGAAGGAAAGCTGACGAACAGTTGTTACCGATCATGTTGCAAACCTGCGGGGTCTTAAAATGCGGAATCTGAAATCAGTTAAGTTATCAAACCGTTTTTGAGATAACGGCAAGGATAACCCGTTTTGAGATACGACTTCATTCAAACTCCGCTGGACAGCAAAAAACTGAAACCAAATTAAGCGTCCGACAAGCGGAATCATTGTTACAGCCCGTTAAAAATCTGTCCGATCGGATTGTTTTTGCTAGGACAAACACCGATCTTTTATCACGGTTTTTCTGTTTCGATACCTAGTGGAAACACGGATTATCTCAACTTTATCACACTCAGAAACCCGTGTCAACAAAACAATGTTTGTTTTTTGTGATACACCTCTCATTTTACAGCCTTACCTACTCAAATTCAATCCGGTTTAATGCGGTTTCAAACGCTCCGATTCCGGAGAACAAACTCAGTAACTTTATCATAAATCAAACCTCTTCCGGAACATCAGGCCAGTAAACAACCGTAACAACATAGATCTCTATGCGATCATTCCCTGTAACGGAAACATTAATGCTTTTTACTTCAATATCGTTCTCCTCCAAAAACTTATTGACAGACGCCTCGGCTTTTGCGGCAGTAGCCGCCGAAAAGATTTTAATTCTCATATTCATCGCTTATATTCTCCTTTGCGTAATTCATAACAATATCATTTTGTTTCCGGAACATCGGTTTTGAATATTACAACAACATCTTCTTCTCTTTTGCTGAAATAATACTCGGAATATGCCAGGTTAAAAACCTTGTCAAACTCCGTTCCAAGCCTGACATAACTGTTATACAAACAATGATCCCGCCCCATTATCATCACATGGACAGCATTGTAAATACCCAATAAACGGGATACCTCCCGCCCTATAATTTCATTCATTCATCTTTCCCTAAATAATTGTCCTGCCCGTAATCAGTTCCCAATGTCACCCACACCATCACAATGATGGCGGTCAGCCATATTGCAAGCAACACCCCGCCGACAAGCAGAACCATCGTTTCAAGATCCATATTTAATCCCCGAATATACTCACATAACTTCTAACGGCAATCACGGTAAACACCGCAACGGCAATCATTATCTTACACAGCAATATCATCATACCAGTTTTTCCTTTCATTTCTGTGAGGATCAAGGTATTTCTCACAATGATAACGCCCTCTGGACACGGGAACTGTTAAAGCGTATTCCACACTCCATCCGGATTGCATCCTCACCCGAAACCTTCTGGGTTGGATACCCCATTTTCTGCACATGGCGGCAATGCTTTCAAACACCTCGCCCGTATGATCTCTCACCCGTTTTCCGTAATGAGGCTTATACGGCGTTGTCAATGCCTTTTGTACGTCCCCTTCATACCGATCTAACCTTTTCGACAATGTTTTTAACGGCATCCCCCAGTATTCAGCCATTTCAGTCAGGCTTTCAAACTCATGCCCTTCATGATCCCGACAGGGAATTTTGTTAAGACAGCCGTCAAAGTAAATCAGATCCTCCCGATCTTTAAATCTTTTAGTTCTCATGCAAAGTGTACTGTGACTCATTCCCCTTGCGTCAGCCCACTCAGTCCGAGTTACCGGAAACCCGTTTTCAGGATCCGTAAATTTCTGAGCGTATTTTACAGGTGTTGTCAAAGCCTCCTCAATCGACATGCCACGGGAACGTCTCACCCGATAATTATCAGCCTTTATTCCCCATGCTTTAGCCATGTCCGTCTCACTTTTAAACTCCCGTCCTGTGTGATCCGTTACACCGTGTTTGTGTGTAGTCAGAATCTTCTCTAACGACCACTTATTCCTTGTCCGGTAATTCCATGCAGAACTGGAAACGCCCCAGAACTCCCGCATTTCCATGACGCTGTCAAACTTTCTGCCGGTGTGATCCTGACATGCACGGTAATGCCTTTTCAATTCAAACTTATGATCACTCATAATTCTGAACCTCATCAACCCCGAACCGGTGAAAGTTCCCGCCACACTCAAACTCAAACTCCTCAAAAAGAGTCTGTAAGGATACGCTCATATTTCCCAGATGCACAAAAGTCTCCCCGCCATTCCAGGTAACAATGGCGGTGATCATAAACTTTCCGCTCGCAATATAAGCAGAATCACCCGTTTTGCGGGAACGAATGTTTACAACCTGTCCTACTGAAAAGAAAACCGAAAACTCAAATCTGTTATATGGTCTGTACATAATAAACTCCCTGATAGCTGTTTGATTTACTGTTGTCTGATTAACGGTTTGTTACCCGTTACTTTCCGACATCTTTCTGACATTTCTTCTTTTTACCGGCAAGTCCGTTGTTTTTCACCGGTGTGGTAAGTGCCTTTTTTACGCTCCACCCGTTATTGATCCGGTTTACCACCGCCCAATAACTGATATTCCATGCTTTGCACATATCCGTAAGGCTGTCATATTGTTTCCCTAAATGATCTTTTGAGGATACGTTGTTCAGTTTTCCTTGGTATTTCAGCAAATCTCCTGTGAGATTCTTTTTCAGCCTTGCCTGTAACCGTGATTCGGGAATTCCTATATATTTCGCCGCATCATAAAGATTGTAAAATTGCTGTCCGTCAATTTCTATAAGCCGTTCACGGTAATGAGTTCTTTTGCCTTTTGGTGTTGTCAGGGCTTTTTCCTGAGACCAGTGTAATCTCAGTCTCCCGTAATAAATATTCGGATCTATGTTGTGCCATCTGCACATAATCGCCACGCTTGGGAATTCTTTTCCATTATGGTCTTTTACTATCATGTATAACTCCACATTCACACTGTTTAATTTTTCTTCAAAGCGTCTGCAAGCGTCATTTTCTGATAATTTATTCTGCACCACAATGTTGTGTACGGGATATTGTGATGTTCGGCACATTGTTTCAGACTTTGAAAAACCTGCCCGTTCTCGTCCGTGAACTCCCGAATCCGATACCTTTTCGGACGGTCGTTATGTTCCTTTGCCTTATATTTTCTTACCACGGGTCCCGGCAATGCCCGCCCTTTTTTATGGTGTTTCTTTACAAAATCATGCAGTTTCAGGTTCATAATCGTTGCGTTCCTTCTCTTATTATCTCATTCCCTTATTTACTCACCCGTCAAAGCCTGTTTCAGCGTTTTATTCGCCCACCTGCGATGCAGAAAAGTATTGTAATTCACTCCCCATGCGTCACACATTGCCTGAATTGTCGGAAAACTCTGTCCGGTGTGATCTTTCACCGCCCGTCCCTTACACGGAATTTTCACAGCTTCTTCAAGTGTCATGCCGTTTTCAAGTCTCCCCCGTATCTGATACATCTCGGCGTGAGAGGCGATTATAACTTCTGAAAACTGCCGGTATTGTTTTCCCTCAAGTTCGTATTCTCCGGCATCGGATCGAAAGTTTTTCACCTTGCGTTTTCTTTTGCCGTGAATTGCCTTCTCCAGCATAAACTCCGGCTTTTTGTCGCTGTCATAATCACGCATCTTTGTCCCGCCCTATCTTTTTGATAATCTGTTTGCGGTTCAGCATAATAATGCCATCGTATTTTTCACTGAAAGCATACACGCCGTAATCTGGTTCAAACAGTTTGTTTTTATCGTTTTCGGTCATGTACTTTATTTCCGCAAGCCAGTAATAAGGCGGGGAAAAACCGTCCTCAATATCGGAATAACACACAATAATGCAGTTTTCCCGCACCTCGGCATTATCCCGTAACACGCCTTCAATTTCCCGCCATATTCCGTGTCTTTCTGACGGTTCCTGACAGATATTGAGACGGTCTGCAAGCTGAGACAGCCGTCCTTTCTGATTATGACTGAACATATACCCTCACTTGTAAATTACAACCCTCTGCAACGGGCTTCTTCTTCCAAATTCTGCCACTGACTCTGACACATTCTTTCCATAGCACCGTTTTCCACGGCACTATTCAAATCTTCAAACGCAAGAGCGAAAAATGCAATCTCATTCAAAAGATTATTCTTTCCCGCACATGCGTCATGAACCATATCAAACATACTGATTCCATTCCGGTCGTATTGAGCAACAATTTTTTTCACCCTTTCCGCACTTTCAAAAAACGGTTCGGTTTTAGCGTCTTTTTCCAGCTTCATTGTGCTGATCCATTCATCTATTGCCTTATCGCTGTTTAATTTGTCGGCAATAACATAGAGATAATCTGATTTATAAATGTATTCTTCTGCAATGAAATCCCATACCAGTTCATCTTCCGGATATCTGAGATAATAGCGTTCAACCACGCAATTTCCGTCAATAAACAGATCGGCAACATTCCCCCACAGTTCATCATAAGCACGATCCGCAGTATCGTATTCATTGCAGGAAAAACTGAATTCGTCAGCAGGGTGTTCAACGGCGTACATGTTGGTCATAATAAAATCCTTGTTTTGTAGTTTGTTGGTTGTTTGATTGTTTGTTTAACTGTTAAATTCAACTTCTGAATTTAACCTCTGAACTTTGCTGTTCATGAGTTCATTATCCTGAATCCCCGAACGTCTTTCAACAACTTTTAAAAACTTATTGATGTTTTTATGAACCGTATCACAAATTAACAATAGCCTTTAACAGATTTATCATGCCGTTTTTACTGTTTCTTTCTTGCAGAAGTGTTTCAAGATCGGCGTAAAAATTCAGATACCGCATGTCAGGAGGAACCACCGCTTTCGGAGGAATGTCAAGCATTTTAGGCGGTACGCATGAAAGGTACATCTCCGACTGATCTTCACAGACTCCGTGCTGAAATGACGGTTTTCCCGACACTTGTTTCGCCAGATATGACGTTTTTCCCAGCATTTGCCCGTTGCAGGTCATATACAGACATTCACGGGCGGGATAACCTTCAAGCATTGAATCAATAAACCGGAACAAATTAAAAGGCTCAAGTTGGTTATCTTTATTGACAACACCCACTGTGAGATCGATGTCATTCCGGCTGTCAAAAGTCAGAGCATACATAAACGCTCCGATAACATCATAGGGCGATACCGGATAAATCCATTCCCGCATAGCCTTGTTTGCATACCCGCATACAACCGGCACATTAACGGCGGTAAGGTTTTTAACCCTGTCAATCTCATTCTCAAGCGTCCTCCCCCTCACAACAGGAACAAACGGCAGAGTTCCGTACATCATGCCAATGTAAATACTGACAAACTTTGTATCGCAGTTAAAAAGACTTTCTTCGCATATTCTGCTTTTGCAGAGTTTTTTGGAAACTCCGAGGTAAGACCAGTTCTCCATATCAAGGGAACACAGAGTGTCAGGGAACACAAATTTGTCAGGACGTGTCTTTGACGCAATCAGAAGGGTGTTTTCAAGGGTGATTATATTCTGACCAAACCGGTTTTTAAGTTCGTCATGATTCTGCTGTCCTGTTTTATCAAACGCTCCGGCACAATGACAGATACCGGTAATCCGGCATTTCATATCCCGAATGATTTTAAGACAGTCGAGTGTATCGCTCCGGCTTTCAAGGTTACATTTAATAAAAACCGTATCTGACGGGGAATCGTAAATTTTTCTGAGCTTGTTCAGAATGTCAGCGGAGTTGTCTTTTACGTCAATTCCTATCAGGTTGTACCCCTGAGCGATTATGGCACTTGCAATGTGCAATCCGATATATCCTAAAACTCCGGTAACGATTATGTAATTTCTCATGAACAATCCCTGTAACAAACCCGAAAAATTATCACTAAAAACTTATAAAACAGTGATCATACCGCATTTTTCATATAGAATTTTGTGATCTGAGATTAAAATATACAATCTTAACAGTACAATATCTACCATGAAAACGGTTTTTTAATTATACTCTATCGTATAAAAATCTGTCATGACATACATAACTGATAACAGAGGTGCATACATGATACTGAAAATAGAACCGCAGGAATACAATGAAACGGAATGGATACGCAAACAAAGCAATCTGAGAACACGGCAGATTTCAGCAAAACTCGACAAAATCAACACCGCAATCAACGCAATCAATACGGCGTATGAGGATGTTGTGGAACTGTATCAGAAAACCGCATACGAACATGACGATCTTGCCGACATTGTTCTCGCCCGCATTGCACGGAAATACGGGCATATCTTTGATGTGTGGGGAGTGTTTATCAGCGAGGATATTATCGCCGTGAAGGATATTACAACCCGTTGCAACCGTTTTCGTGAAAAAATTATGAACAAAACTGATATAAAAACTACACGGAGTATAGACACCAACAAATGAGTGTGATACACTTCACACAATTAACATTTTGGTGGAATTTTTATGCAAAATGCGGATTTTACGCTTGCATTAAGGAAAAAGTATGTTATTATTCAGACATCCGCCGGTAACAAAGCGTTATCATTTTTCGTACAACCGTGAGAACTGGTACACTTCGTTATATGGTATGTGATACCTCATCTAACTCCTAATTAAAAAAGATCCAAGAAAAAGGGTATGAGCACCAAACATACCCTTTCATGTTTCTGTTCCGTAATTCATATTCTCATTGTGATAAAATATATACATGTATTTCATTGCTATTGAGGACGTGGAGACAGATTCGGAACTTTCCCCGCCGTCCGATTATTTTGTTACTACCGATAACACGATTCCTGAAAAGAAAATTTTAGCGTCTTTTGCGGAATGGGAGCTTATTTTCTACAAAAACTACTATCCGAACTACAAGACCATAACGTACAATATGTATCTGTCATTCATTGAATGGCATTATCAGTTTTTGCGGTACAGGTATTCAAAATGATCTATAAGTTTGACGGAAAGTTTATCGAAGGCGAAACATGGGCAGTAGCAACAAATTCAAACATGCTTTTCGCCCGCAATGAACGTGATCAGTATTTCTGTATCCGATCAGCCGAGGATCTTGAAATTCTTATCGGTTTTCAGAACGCCCACAATATCTTCATCACCTGGGACACTGACGTTATCAGGTATATCAGACAAAAGTTTTCATTGTCTCTTGCCATTATCTTTATCCGCATGGCTGGCCTTGTTCGTAATATCCCCTATGATCTCGCCTGTATTCGCTCCGGAATTATCAGACTCCACACTCCGCACCCTGAAAACGAACTTGCATTAACAGCAATGAACCTTCTCACACTGTATAAAAAGTTTCTGAAGAATGAGTGCAAAATGCTCATATCGTTAAGCCGTGAGTATCATAAGAACTTTTTACAGACAACGACATCAGAAGTAATCGAAAAACTTGACCGGCTTAAACCCGCATACAACCGCCCTACACTTGAATTTTATTATCAGCCTCCGCAGAACCTTAGTTTTACCATGCCGTTTCTTAATCAGCTTTTATCAGACATTCTTTCTGAACCATTTAAGGTGATAAACGGCAAGATAACTCATGCAAAACTGCCACAAACATTTACCATAAACAACACTGAAATAACGGTAGGTGTAGGCGGTATCCACGGGTTTTCGCTTGAAATAAACCGTAAATCCACCTCAAACAAACTTTTGCGGGACTGGGACGTGTCAAGTTATTACCCGTCTATGATCTGCTTTGATCCGGTTCTGAAATCAATTCTCGGTAATGATTTTGTAAATGAATATGACAATATCCGGAGAAAGCGTATTGCCGTAAAGAAAACCGATCCGGTGCTGGCTAACGGTCTCAAACTGGTTCTCAATTCAGCAACCGGAAGATTAAACGATAAAAAGAGCCGCCTGTATAACCCGCAGGCTTACATTCAAATCACCCTCACAGGGCAGCTTTATTTGCTCATGGTTGCGAATATCTGTTACGACAAGGGTATTCCATTCTACTCGCTTAATACTGACGGTATTACGCTTTTAGACAACAATACAAACATATCCAAACCGATCTTTGACCGTATGACGGAACTCACCGGACTCAATTTTGAGGATACGGTGTTCACTCATTATTTTGCCCGTGATGTAAACAACTATTTCGCAATAAAAGAATCTGATGATAATGAAGTTCATATCAAAGGCAAGGGTGTGTTTAATTTTGATAGAAATATAAATAGAAATTGTAACAATCTTGCTGTAAACAATCTGATACGTTTATCTTTAGACGGAACTAATCCGGCGGTACATTTAGCAGAAATACCTATATCAGATTTTGTTGACGTTGCCTGTTCAAATTCTACCAATGAACTTTTCCGGTTTTACCGTTCCATTTCTTCTGATGATTGTATCAGAAACAAAGCCGGACGCAAGATACCGTCCACCGATCATTGTGTGGCCATATCTGAATTTGCACAGGAAAACGATATTAAAGAAGATATTGACTATGACTGGTATTTAGAAAAGGCAGAACTTCAGTTAAATAAAATTCTGCCATGTTTTATGAAGAAATGAGTCACACTGTCTTTTTGAGCAAGGCGTAAGTAGGCGTGTAGTTAGCAGTATATTTCACACCTGAATAAATTGCTAATTGAGCAATACCCCGGTTGTTATGATAATTTAAAGAATTACCATCGTCAACTAAATATCCAAGATAAAACTTCGTAAAATTAAAATGATTTGAATTTGTTGCCGTATTGTTTCTTGCCAACGTACCGTTAACAAATAAGTTTACAGTATACGAATCTCCTGTGCGTTTGATTGTGATTGTAAAGTCGTTAAGATTGTTCATTCTCAAATAGTTAGAACTATATGTATTACCGCTGCTGGCAAAAAAATCAACGTATGAACAATTGCCGCCAATACCGGTGGAGCTCGCAACGCCGGTAACCAGCGCATGGATGTCGGTGTTTAGAGACACACCATCGTCAATGATCAGGGCGTGTTCCGATGCGGTCATGGGAGAGTTGTTATTCATTCCAATGCCGAGCAGCCTTGACCCCGTGGATCGCGATTCTGTGCCTATCCATTTCAAAAAAGACAAAGTAACCTCATCTCCGTCAGTCAAAGCAAGGCAGGGTATGTCATAATACGGTAGATGGGACAAAGGAGCGGAAGTGTTTAAAAAATACGTTTCAGCGCAATTTATCGAAGGCATGGCGGGATTGAGTTCTAAAACTGCTGACCCCGCTGAGAGTTCGGTCATTCCGTAATGCGTAAATGTTCCGTCAACTTTTCCGGTTGCACTGTTAATCACACTCCAAAGGGCAATGAGATCATTGTCGGCTTCAACCGTGTTATATGCAATACTGACCGATGATTCCGGAATATATGTCGGAATAGCCATCCATTTTGTTGCGTCCCAAGTTCCTGTCAAACCGCTTTCCATTGCAATATAAGCCGTAGCGCCGTTTGTTACAATGCTGTTAATATCGTAAACGCTTGCAGGGTTATACTCCCCTTTCCCGGCAAGCCCCCGGCTGATGCAGGTAAAATAATTCGCATTGTCCGGATCCGTTCCGGCGGTTGCGTCTGCAATACAGAGATACACACTGTTATTGTATAAGAACGTATCCCACACGGTATAAGCCGTGCTTGCAGAATACACACCTTTCCATGTAAAACCGATCTTTCCGATATTGACCGTTGTTGTGCTGGGCATTATTGTTTTTCCTCTTTGTCCTTGATTTTAAAAATCATACCGTCAATTTTATAAAAAATAAACGCTCCGATAATCTGACCGATAATAACATTAACTGAAAAAGGTACGTCATAGTATTTCATTATCAGCATGAATGGCAACATAATAAACCCGCTGATAATCCATCTTATCAGATAAACAGCAAATTTAACCGTCAGAAAATCTTTGAACATTGTGTTCCCACGTCATTTATATAAGGCGAACGGGTGATAATGGCATAAAGACTGTTATCCTGAGTAAACATCTGCAAATAATTAAACCCGTTTGCATTGTCAGACAGGCTTATCGCCCTGAAATTCAAAAAAGACTGCATCCAGTAGGCCGTTCCGTATGCCCACCCGCTTGATCCGGAATACTTGTCAGGAGCAATACCGGTTACGGATACCCCACAGATATAAAGAGAGTTATGCCATGTTACCACGTCAAGAGGTTTGTATGTTACAGTTGCGTCATATTCGCCTTTAAACGTCAGTTGCAGATTAACCTTTTTGCTCGCCGTTGTCATGCTACACCTCGTATGTTCTTATAAGATAACCCGTATCTTCTCCGGTTCCGGCAGAATAAACCGTGTGATAATCGGACGGGGTTGTTACTTCAAGTTCGCCGTTTACAATGGCAAAGGTTGTCGGATTTCTTGTGTTCATTGTCACAGTAAGCTGTCCGGTTGTCAGGTTCATTCCAAACTCCATCACAAGATCCGGCAATTCACCCTCAAACACCACTTTTTGTATGCTGGCCACACTGTCTCTTTCAGACCACACTTCAATTTTAGCATAATCCTCAATATCGCACGGTACAATGATATCGTAACTGCTTGTATTCGGAGACACGTCAGACACGGAATAAATACTGCCGGAACGGTTGCTGATGCCGACTTTGTAAACCGTACCCGTTTCAACTGCAACCCCGTCAGTGTCAATCCACAGCATGTAATCATCAGCGATCTGAGTGAGACGGTTCCGGTTTTTCCACGTCATATTGCCCCGATGATACCAGTCAACTGCTCCCATTTGCGGGAAAAATACTCCGCCGATCTTCACACATGCCGGAGGATAAGGACGATAACAACGTGCGTCAAACACCACATTCTGAGTATTGGTAGCCGTCAGATCGGCAAGTGTGTTTCCTGACATGACAGCAACTTTGATCATGTAGTTTTCACCGCCGGTAAACTCATCATCATTGCAGATTGAACTGTTATTCAGATTTGCAATAAACAATACCGCACCGGGCTTATGTATTGCGGGAACGGTATCAAACAAACCACGGCTTATCTGAACGGTTTTGTAATACGGATCAATCTCTCCGATTCCGACAATTTCATCATCAATAAATCCGACACACCCGTCTGCCACCGAAACAGAACTCAAATTACTGCCGTTTTCATATCTCATGGACGTTGCAAGCTGGGAGATCTCGTTTACAAGCACACATGACGGAACAAAATCTTCTTTGTTTACTGAGCCGATATAATTAAAAGACGTGCCGTTTGAGGTAAGATATTCCTCGGCAGAATCAACCTTGACGGTATTGTATGCAGACACAAACACCCCCAGTTTTCCGGCGGTTTTATCATCATTCAGCATACCGTCCGGATCCTGTTCAAGTTTGTAAAGAACGTAATAAGGAAGCTCTGTTGCTTTTACATAATCAAAGTTTGTAGTGATTGCGGGAGCGGTAATCACCGGAGTTCCGCCCGCAGTATAACCGGCAGAATCCGGCATAAAGAATTTGTCCTGAACAAGTTCCATTTGCACATTATTGCTTGAAGAACCGCCGTAATTGATTTTCAGGATTCTGAATACGGAGTTTTCAATTCCGAGATGCGGGAAATCAAGTATAATACAATCGCCGAGATTAAGCGTTCTGCCCTGTAAACCCACGGTAAGCGAACATGTTAAAAACTGACTGGCGTTTTCATAAAGATCCCTCTGAGCAAGTTTTACGGCGGTATCCTTCCAGTACACATACGGATAGTCAAAATCTGCATTTATCGGTTCACCTTGCTGTTGAAGAAGGGCGAGATCCTGATAAACAAGGCTTGCATCCTCACCCGTTTCCCAGTTTTTGTATTTGATTGTTACCTGATTTACACATTCACTTAATGCGGTTCTTTTCACGTCTTTGATTTCAAGAACGTTGTCTGAATTAAACGTCAGAAGATCATCAGTGTCGTAATCGTCTCTGAAAAGTTTTAATTGCACAAGACCGGTGGATCTGTCAACTCTTAACACCCCGCCGATAATCCTCAGCACATCGGAAATAAAATCGGAGACTTTATCATCGGATTCAAACACAAAACTGATACCTAACTGTTCGGCATAAAGGGTATCAGCCGCCGCCCGGAAATTTGCATCGTCAATTACACTTGCGTCCTTGCCGAGTCCCCATACCTTGCTGGTGATGGCTTCTCTTATGGCATGAGCGGGGTTGTAATCAAGCTGTGAACCGTCATAATCGGCAAGTTCAAAACTTCTGACAAAGCGGATCACATAAGTTCCGCAGAACCCGATCATGTAGGATCTTGTCATGACAAAGCAACATTCCGTATCTTCTGCATACGGTAACAGACTTTCATACGTTCCGATCACAACATTTTCAAGGTTTTTCTGAGAGGTGATATTGTTGATTCTGACAATGACATCATCGCCGTTATGAACCATAAGATAGGCAATACCCTTGTCGGTATCAACACCGAACGCCAGAACCGTATCGCCTGAATCAAACGTTCCCTGACTTGCGTAAAACGTCATGCCGTATCCGGTATTTGCGGTATTGTTTACCGGTTTTACACCTTGAACCGTATAATTACTGCCTGATTTGTTTCCGCAATAACAGGCACGACCGTCCGTAAATACAATGTAAGAGGATGCAGAGGTGGTGTTTCCGAAATTACCGCTCACCACATTGTAAACAGTTTCCCGTCCGAAATGTCCGGTTTCTCTTGCTTCTTCAACACCCAATACCCAGTTTAACTGTGTTCCGGTGCTGTTGTTTGTCGGTCTTTTGAATATCCAGTAGCCGTTGTTGTAGCTTATATCCGATCTTGCATTTATTGTTCTCGGAAAATCTGTGAGATCGCCTTTGATCGGTTCGTTGGTGTAAGGGGAGTTGGTGAAGTAGGTATCCTTGTCATAATAAGTCTGTCCGTAAACCGGAAGCAGAATTTTAACCGGAGTCAAAACTTCTGTATAGATCACCCCTCCCCAGCCTTCCTGAGTGAGTGAATACCGGTTGTGTGTATAAGTCTGCCCCTTTCCGGAAACAACCGAAAGATCCTTTGCGCTGAACGTATCCACAGTAGCGGATTGCCCTTTTTCAAGGGTAGTGTAGGTATCGTGAGTACCCACGGCATACCCGTAAAGCTCATCGGTTCCGAGATTACTGGATACACGCCAGTATTGCCCCGTGTTTTTCTTTGCCTGTAAACGGGAGCCGTCAGAACTGCTATCATGAGCAATGGTGGCTTTTTCCCGATACCAGTTTTCGGAATAATCGTAATTACATAAGGTGCTTTTAATTCTGAAATGCCACGGTTTTGCATAGGGAGACTGCCCGATATAGAAGTCTTTAGCCACTATGCTGAGAATACCCCGGCATGCAGAAACAAGTTCTTTTGTTTTATCCGCAAGGTATTGAGATTTTTCCTGGAGAAGATAACCGAATCTTGCCTCGCAGGATCCGGAAACACCGCCTTCGGATTTATCCCCGCCAAAAAGGTTTGGAGCGTCTATACTGAAAATTTTGCTTTGAGTTATAGGTTCGTTATAGGCGAGTTCGTCATTTATTTTGATACTGACAATAGCATCCACAGGAGCCATGCAGATCGCCTGTTCAAAGGTTGCGTAATATTTGACGGGGGTGCTTCCCTTATTCTTTTTGCTTCCCATATATCCCTCATTCTTCGGAAATATCCGCACTCATTGTATCTGCAAGGTTATCCGCATCGGTGGCAAAATCATCAAGAGTGCCCACCCTGATAAGCTGATTAACATAATAGTCATTCGGCAAGGTGTCAGAATCTACTCCGTGTCTCACAAAACTTTTGTAATCCACGCCGTTTCTTTTGCACCATTCCTTTACGCCTTTAAGACAGTATCCGGCTTTCCGGCAGGACTCAACCGTAATCAGCATATTCAACCTCCGGTAGTGTAGGAATCAACCCACGCCGTAATCTGAGAACTTGTAACCCATGCCGTTCCCCGGACAACTGCAATCTTGCGTCCTTCTTCCGAAGTGGGTGTATCCACATCAGCATTGTTATTGCTTGTTTTCGGAGTTTTCATGACAAGACAGATCGCCACAAGTGCCACAACCAAAGCAATTACCGCAATTATCCCCGCTGTTCCCATTTTATCACCCGTTCTTCTGTTCGTTCACATAATCCCGCATTAACTGAGAATTGTCTTTAAGGTTTGTCTGAGCCAGCGGGTTTCTTTCAGTCGGGTTTTCCAAAGGCAAAAGAGTAAACCCGCCGTAATTATCATCGTTGTTAAATCTGTTTCTGCAAGTCTCAATGGTTCTGTCGCACCCCTGATAGACCATAACGGTGGCATATCCGTCAACGGGTTGCAGATAACTTGCATAAACAGGACGTGACACAGTGATTATATTGTTTTCGTAATCAACCATACGAATAAAAAATAAAGCCTTGTTAGGCATAGAAATTATACCACCATCAATGTTATCGGGCAAATCAGCCGCACTTTTCAAACGATAATCATCAAGTCTTGTCCAGTTGGAAACATAGCTTATATGAGCATGATCTTCTTTGTTTACCTTGCATTGTTCACCGTACAGGGCGAACGGGCATTGCCTCTGATAAACAAGTCGCATTGCTCCCCTTTGCGTGTCATACAGCACATTTGTGAATGACAGGGTAGCCTCCTTCACCGAAAATTCTATTGTGCTTAACGTTCCGACAAACTCGGTTTCCACATCTCCGGTTGCCACATAATACCGCAGAATTTTCAGGGTTGTCAGATAAGCGTCATACTGTTTCAGGATACTCTGAATGTAATCGGTCTGAACGGATATTTTGACCGAGCATTTACTTTTTGTAACCTCGTCAGAATCATGCTCCAAAGCGTCATGAGACACCGGAACCGCACTGTAAAGATTATCATCGTACAGAAGATCCCGATTGGCATTGGTGTAAAAATATTTTTGTTCCCCGTTGTCAACGGCATAAAGAAAAACCACTCTTGCAAACATAACCCGTCCTTATTATTCTGTTATCTGAACCGCCGGAAGTCTTTCATTCTGCAATTTTGTCATGACCGCCTCGGCGTCAAAATCTCCCTGATAATGTTCGTTTTCATACGCTTTTATACAGGAAATATATCTTGACCAGCCGTTAGCCTGTCTGTTACCGCCATAATACAAAGTCCCCCATATTGCCCCCTGTCCGGTTCCCGCCTGTTCCATAAAATGCTTGCAGTAATACTCAACATAACCCTTAAACAGACTTGCAATTCCGCTGATATTCCCCGAAAGTCCGTCAACGGTAACGTTTTTGCGGTTGTATGCAAATTTTGATTTGTACTGATTCCACCATTGTTCAACGGTCTGATATTCCTTGCCGTTTATCCACACCTTTTCGATCTGCTGAATACTTGAATAGGCGTAATACCCGCCACTGTTAAGAATATTTGTCATAGAAAACTGTACCACTACATGAACCGGATTCACATTTGGAGACATATCGGATCTTTGCGGGGTGAGGTGTATCTGATACGGATCAATGCCATCGGGTTCGGGTATGACGCCATCACGATAACCCAGTACATAATTGTTCTGATTTATTCTCTGATTCCACTGAGACCAGTAATCACAGCCGGATCTGACAACAAGCCCAAAAACTGCGGAATAACTTGTATATTCCGAATTTGCAGGCACTTGATAATCGGAATACAGATCATAATTTTGCAACCATCCGATTTCCATGCTCCACATCTGCATGTGCCGTGAGTCATACTGACATGTATCTCTGTAAGCAGAACGGTCATATTCCGCAAAACAGAAGTTTACAGGCGGGTTCACCACAAATTCCACCTGTTTGATATGGTGTTCGTTAAGCCATCGTGTCATGTTTTTGGGAACCCGCAGATCTCCCGGAACTTCGGTTTTTCCCGAATCGCCCAAAAAGTCTATGCTGAACTGATAATCGGTGTAATAAGCATGTCCTCTGAAATAAAGCGAATTTCCCGTTCTGAGATAATCAAGGTTGTTATTGGAAGGCACAACTGCAATATTTCCGGCTCTTAATATGGTAACATCATAGGGCTTGTAATCCCCGTCAGATACACTGTACCGGATTGCGCCTATATCGTTTACCACATCATAAGTCTGTGTTCCGGCATTATATTCCTGATGGCTCCCGATCCGGCTTTCAAAAAGCACACCTGTACGGTTAGGATAAACATAAAACCACCCGTGCCCGGAGACTCCGGTTTTAGGATCGGTAAGGGTAACGGTATATAAGGTGTTTTCCACGGGATACTGAATCTCGGTTTTCTTGCTCCCGTCAGACCATGTTTTATTGCAGATATCCACCTCGGTACATTGTTTGAGTCCGAGGAAATACGGCGCAAACGGGTGAACGCTTTCAATGTTTTTCAGGGACAGTATTTTTGTGTTGCTCAGATTGTGTGTACCGTATCCCATCGTGAAATGAACGGTATGATAATCCCCTAAAGTCCACTCATCTGCCACCGTATAAGATTCGTCAACCGTGAGACATTCTTCAACGAGTCTTAATCTGTGAAGATAATATGTACGGGAAGGAAGATTAGTGCCTTTTCTTAAAGCCAAAGGATACACGCTGATTTCACCCGTTTCATTCCCCGCCATGTAGGTATCAAGCGGAGTCATGGCGGATCTGACACCATTAACGTATGTTACAATTTTGTTATCCTGACTGCTTACACCTAAAGCAAAAGTTAAAGGTTCGCCGATATTGACGTAAACACCGCTCCCCATGTTACATGCCTCAACCGTGTACTGCCCGCCTGAAATCAGAATGTTTACCATAATCCCCCGTAACGGGAATATGCATTGTTTTGTCCACGACTGATCATCACTGAGAACCATTGTGAACTCAAACCAGAAGTCATGGAACATCTGCATTTCAAACCGGATATTCGGGTGTAAACACCAGTGTATACTGTTTGTGATTGTGAGTCCGGTAGTATTTTTGGTGTATACGGGACTGGTGTTATTATTTCCGGAAAGCACCGGCTGATCTGCTGTAATTTCCACAGCCCGTCTGACACGGGGCGAATTTCCGGTTAAAAACTGAATAACGGAATATGTATCATAAGTTAATCCGGAAACACCGTTAAGAAAAGTCTGTCCCATTTGATCATTGTAATTTTTGAAATCCACAATGCATACTGTTGCATTGTCAAATTCACGTAATTTTGTCAGGGAATAATCATTGAGTTTGTATTCACGGTTCATTACCGACATTTCACCGGTATAGACATTTAAACCTTTTGCAAGTCTGAACTGCTGAACCGTACCGCCTCTTGCAATCTGATATTGCGGATAGTTCATTGCGCCGTCATAATCGGTAGTTCCGGCAAACCCGTGCTTGAACAAATCCCGTGAAGTTCCGCATAAAAGACCGTCACACAGGAAATACAATTTGCCGTTATGCCTTTGCACCGCCCATTCATGCCAGCCAAATTCATCTCCGAACCACCGATTCATTTTCATGCTAATTTCAATATATCTTGTATTACCACCGGGACGCTTTTCCGCTCCGAGACAAATCCAGTAATACCCGTTTTTTCTGAAAAGATGAATACAGTAAGACGGCATATTACTGCTTAACAAATACCTTTCGGTATTTCCTTCGTATTCATCAAACTTGCCTTCCACCTGAAAAACAAAATCATCATCATCACCGATCAGGGATTTTCCCCATGCAGGTTTAAGAATCCATGAGTTTGAGCTGTTTACATCTTTAATGGCATAGGTTCCGTCATATTTTCCGGGAACGATAAAACTTTGCCAGTCAGAATTATTGTTTACAATCTGATACCCCGGAGCGTTGGTATTTTCAAAAACGTACCCGTTTTCCGTAACCTTAAACAAATAAACCGTATTAACATCTCTTACCCTTCCCCATGTATCATCATAGTTTATCAGGGCAGAATCATAAAAGTCGGTTTCAATAAAACTGACATCGCAGTTCCACACAGTTTCATTATCGGCTGACACACCGGCAGAACCGAATGTAACAGAATCATCGGCAAGTCGGACAAAGTAAAGGATCTGCACACTGTCAATATCCTTGTATTTAAAGGAAAAAGATTCTTCAAGAACAAGAGTGATAAACTCGCCGGAATAATCAGATTCGACCGGATTACCATTATCGTCCTGTAATGCGATTACATGTGCATAGTTAGCAGTTTCATCAGTCTGAATGACAATATACGGTCTTGCCGTAAAGTCGTGTTTATTGTTGCGTATGCGCAAATACGAGCCAACTGTATCACTTGCGTTTCCCGCTTTCTGAAAATCAGCCTGACCGGACGGCATAAAGCATGAATAAGTCATGCCCCACCGCCTTTTGATAAAGTTTCTGAAAACCGGAAGTTCGTTTTCCTTGCAGAATACCGTCACCCCGAAAGAGTTATACATGCGGTCAAAAAAGGTGAACCGATCACTCACACCTATTTCGTAATCATTCTCCTGAACCGTCTGCCCCGCCTTTACGGTTACTTCGGAGCTGTCAGAAGTCACACTGAATCCGCACCATACATCATGTCCGAGATATTTTGTGTTCCAGTCGGACACGGCAGAAAATACCGGTCTCTTTGCTCTGAGTGTGAGATTGACCGCATAACACAAACTGTTAGCCTGTGTTATTTCGGGTTCACCCACAACCTCACACGGAAACAACGGCATAAGAACCGCCGAATCATATTCTACTGTGCTTTCAAATATCAAAGTCCCGTTTCTGACGGTTACTTCAACAACTGTCCATACCGCATCGGATACATACAGAACGCCGTATTGAGTTTCCGCAAAGTTTGTCATTGTTACCGGAAATTCGTTATCCCCGCTGACTATTGTGTTCAGCGCATGACCGGCTGACCAGTCAGGAACCCATACAGAATCCACATTACCCGCCTTATGGATTTGGCTGTTAAGGTTCAGTGCTTCTTTCAGATCGGATACAAGGAAACTGTACCCGAACGACATGCGGGGAATATCCCTCTGAGCGATCCTGTCCTCTTTGTTTCCGTAACTTGCAAGCACGTCAGTTTTGTATTCATAGGTTGTACTTGCGTTCAGTACCGGTCTTTTTATCAGATAAAAATCAGTCATGACATTCCCCGATTATTTGATTGCCCTGTATATACTATCACATGAATAAGCCTTATAATTATACCTGTTTTGCAGAAATAAAAAAAGGGCGGTTTCCCGCCCTCATATCAACCTGTCATGCACTCATGTGATCACGCCGTTGTTACAATCTGTTTTACGGTTTTCGGATTATGCCGAATCGTATTGAGAATCGCCCTTTGTCCGTCAGGAGTATTCAGGTACGCTTTCAGCATATCAGGATCTACCATGTTCACAATGCTTACGGAATTGCCTTGAGAACTTATCTGAGAACCGCCGGAACTGCTACCGCTACCCGCAGTCAATCCTTCTGCTCCTCTGTGCATCATTTCAAGGTTGTTAAGTCCGATCCGTCTCACATCGTCCTGAGTGAATACATACTCACCCTTATGAACCACGCCCGCGGGATCGTATTTTCCGCCGTTTCCGGTATAACCACCTTCTGCATAGGAACCGGACATAGCGGCGAGTGCCTTGTTCGTTCCCCATGAGGCGAGGATTGCGGCTTCACCCATTTCAGCGGCGGCCCCCATAGTTGCAGTTGCTACAAAGGTTGCGGCGGTTGCCCATTCTGCGGCGATTGCGGAGGCTGTTACGGCGTTGGTTGCAACCTCTTTTTCCTTTGCCGAATCTCCGATTATGGACATCATAAGCTGAGTTGCTGCCCACTGAATACCCATCTTCACGATTGCGCTGATAACGTTCGTCAGGATACTCTGAGCAACATTGTTCATGGTTTCTCTGAGATCTTCGCCCTTTACAATCGCACCGGCAATACCGTCTGCAAGTCCGTCTGCAAAGGTGGTAAGGGCATTTCCAAGCGTTTCGGTAATACTTTCTCCGAGACTTGTAAAGCCGTCAGTCAGTTTGCCGATTGCTTCAAGACCTCTCAAAGACCAATCATCCCACACGTTCGGATCAAGCCCCATACTGACAAGCATACCCTCGCCCTCGGAGGTTCTGCCGAACCCGCCGGAATAGGCATTGTATTTTGCAAGCTGGTCACGGAAAGAACTCATGTACGCACCCTTAGACATCATACCGTTCCGGTATGCTCCTAGGGTTGCGACATTTTCAGCACGGATACTGTTATCAGCCGCCCAAAGCCGACCACCTTCACCCCATGCAATCTGCCCGTATTTCTTTGTAACCTGATCCTGCCATTCCCGTTCCCTTGCGGTTTTCATCAGATCTTCGAGTTCTTTTCCTTTTGGTGCTCTCAGTTTTTCTTCTTCAAACGCCTTTTTAAGTTCCTCAAACCTGTCAAGCACATTGTTTCCAAAGTCGGAAAGCAGATTCTTTTTCAGCCCTTTTTGGAACGCCTCTGCAAGTTCTTCCATCGGAGTTTTGAGTTCTTCGAGTTTTTTCTTGTAAATACTTGCGTCCATATTCAGGGCTTCATGTTGCTTTATAAGTTCCTCTAAAGCCTGTTTCTGATTGTTGTATTCCTCCATTGGTTTCTGAACTTCATCGGTAATCTGCTGTTTTACGGCAAGGATCTTTTCCATTTGCTGGCGCTGATCCCACAATGCTTTGAGTTCAGCGTAATCCTGTTCTGTGAGTTTCACGCCTTTTTCAAGTGCCTGTTCTTTAATCTTTGCGACTTCTTCATACCATTTTTCCGCATCACGGCTGATACCGATAAGGTTCTTATTTCCGCCGGGAACGGATTCCTCAAAAGTTTTCAGGATCTTCTTCGGGTTGTAACTGTCATAAAGATTGCCGCCGAGACCGACCATGTTCAGCCAGTCAATTCTGAACTTTTCTTTCTGACTGCCACCACCGGAACCACCTTTTCTACCACCTGTACTACCCTTACCATCTGCACTGCCTTTACCGCCCGCAGTTTTCAGATCGGGGTTGTGTTTATGAAGTTCTTCAAGATTTTTAGTGTGAAAAGTTGCATAACCCGTTTCTCCTCGTATGAGATCATAATCTTCTAATTTCACTGGTATTGATTTTGAAAAATCATTTTTAAAACCGTAAAAGATCTTGCCCATCGCATCGAGCCAATATTCGGTTTGCAGGATATACTTTTCATTTATTTTGGCATCATCTTTCACAAACTTATTAAGTTCATTCAGATGTTCTTCATCAGCGGTCTTTTGTGTTCTCAAAGCGGCGTTAGTCATTTCTGCAATCCCGCTGTCCTTGCCGGTAAGATCCGCTGTCAGTTCCGGCAACAATTTCGGCAGTTCGTCAACCCATGTGGTTTTATTGATTTCGGCAAGATGATTGGCTTGCTCTATCAGCCCGGAAATCTCATGTTGCATCTTGTCATAACTCATGCCGAGTTCCAACATGGTTTTAGACGCTTTTTTGATTGTCTCATTAAACGTTATCAGTTTTTTTATGTCCATGCGAGAACTTTCCTGATCCTTGTAAGAATCGCTGATATTCTCCCATTTAACAGACTCAAACCGGGTTGCGAGACGTTGTATTGCGTCAACTACTGCCGTATAATCCCGTGCCGTTGCAGTTCCGGCGGCAACTTTTTCCTGTAAGGTTGCATAAAGTCCGGTAGTGAGAGAATATGCCTCTCTGTCCTCTTTTGTTAAGACGCCCGCACCCGTACCCTTTTGCGTAACAACCGACATGGTATCACTGATTTTTGACAAAAATTCTTTTCCGGCTCCGTTTAAAAACGCTTCCTGTTCTTTAAGCGTGTCCAGAACATCGGTTTTAAATACCTCAAAACCGTGAGAATCAAACACTTTTTCTCCGTAAGCGTCAATAGCATTTTGAGACGTTGCGGCGATAAAGTCCCGACTCTTAAATACCTCCTGAATTGCTTTCTTTAATTCCATTCCGGATTTCACGGTTTCAGATCTGCGGTTTGATGCAATTAAACCTTCTGCAACATCACCCACTGGTGTTGTAAGAGAATAACCGAAAAGCGATTCTGACGCTTTATTCACCCACTTTATCGGTGCGGGCAAATAAGAAGAAATGGACTCATACCCCTCTTTTACTCTGTCCCGTACACCCTCGTCTTTTTTCTTTGACTGTTTTTCAAATTCTTCCTTGTTAATTATACCGGCCTTGTATTTCACATAAGCCGCCGCACTTTTGTCAATGTCTTTCAGATTGCCAAAATCAATACCGGAAATACCTTTCAGAATTTCATAAAAATCCCGCCAGCCTTCGAGTTCACCGCCTTTGCCGAATTTTGCAATAGCGTCAGCATTACCCTTAATCGCCCGTTCGGTTTGTTCGGATACCTCCGCCCATTTTGTCCACAGGTTCAGGATTTCATTCAGAACCATCAGACCGCTAATAACCGCCGTCAATTTACCCACTGCGCTCACCGCACCTATTACCGCCATTTTAGACGCATTAATAGCTGCTGTCTGGCCGTTTATAGCGGCGGCGGTTTGTTGTATGGCGAGAACTCTTTGTTTTTCAGCCGCTATTTCTCTTTGAATCTGTAATAATCTGCGAGATGCGGCATAGTCATTAGCCGCTAGTGCTTTTGTCAACGCCTGTTGTACCAAAACCCGATCAGCTTCAAGTTTTGTCAGTCTTGCTTCGACAATAGCCTGTTTGTTCATGATCGAGTTTGCCTGTGTCATAGCGGCGTTCATTCGCTGTTCTGATGCGGCTATCTGTTGCTGAACGGCAAGTTCTCCGGTCATAACAGAAACATAGCGTGAACGTGCGGCGGTAAGGCTTGTTTGCAGGGCAAGGGTTGTGTGCATGGCCGCACGATAAGCAATAATACCGGCGGTAATTAACGCCATTTTACCACTGACATTGATAATACCCCGTCCCCATTTTTCCATCATTGTGGCAACAGAACCGATAATATCTCTGATATTTTCCAATGCCCCTTCTTCAGCAAAATGCCCGATAAACATTTCCCATGCGTTGTCAAGTTTTGCAAAAGCCTGAGTAATGGTCTCGGTGGTTCCTCCGAACTTTCTGTCCATCTCGCCTTTCATGTTCTTTAAAGCGTTCAGCAGAATGTCAATAGTCAGTTTTCCGGTTCTTGACCATTGCATAAGCTCTTTCTGTCCGGCCCCTACAACGCCCATAGCTTTTCCGGCTTCACGGGCTAATGCTCTCATAAGCACAGGTGAGTTTTCCATCACGGATCTGAACTCATCACCGTCTAACTTGCCCTTTGACAAAGCCTGCGACATCTGGAGCATTACGGATGCCGTTTCGCTTGCGGTTGCACCACCTACTGTCAGTGCTTTTGCAAGTGTGTTAGTCATATCCACGGCCTCCTGTGCGGTAAAGCCGTATTTTTCGGTAGCAAGCTGAACTTTTAAGAACGTTGTGGAAAATGCGTCCATACTCGTTCTTGCGTCCTGAGCGGAACGATAAATCATATCCGTAACTTCAACGGCCTTTTCTTCGCTTTCGTAAAGTCCCCGAATCTTGTTTTTGACAACATTCAGACGGTCTAACTGTTCAGCCATGCCCTTAACGCCCTGAATGGTATTCTGAACAACATACACCATAGCGGCAACACGTCTTATATCCGAGATCGTGCTTTGCATGGATCTTGTGAGAAAGTTGAAACCTTCTCCCGCACGTCTTGCGGCGTTACCTAAATCACCCAAACCACGCCGTCCCGCACCGGTAGCACGATTAAGTCCGTTAATGGCATTGTTGCATTGTCTGAGATAAGTCGCAAGTCTCATGATAGCGGGAATCAGTACGGTCAGATCTCGGATAAGTTGTTGCAAGTTGGTAAGTCTTGATAAGCCTTTTGCAAAAGCGTCAAACAACTGACGGAAGTTTGTTGTCATAGCGTTGGTTATCTGCAAACGTGAAAGCCTGTCAAGTTGGGTAACAAAAGACGTGAATCCACGGGTAACAGAACCAATTCCGCTTAACGCATTTCTCAAATTACCAATGGATGTTGCAAGTCTGTCCACACTTGGAAGCAACGGTGCGATACTTTGTGTGGTACGTCTTAAAGTAGAACGCAAGTGAATTAAAGATGTTCCGAGTGCCTGCCAGTTGATATTCTGTATTCCTGAAAACCGGTTTAACGCACCTTCTAACACCCTGAGACTTTGTGCAAGCTGATTGATAGGATTGACATTGATCGCCCCCAAAGAACGAATAAGCAGATCCAGTGTTTGATAAAAACCGTGAGCGGATTGCGGGTTCATACCACGCATAGCGGTAATCAGTTGGTTGACACTCTGAGCAAAAGAGGAGATATGGCTAGTAGCGGGTATCCGTCTCACGGCGTTTGCAAGATTAATAACCGCCTGTCCGAACTGAGACCAATTACTGACATTTACATATCGCAACTGTGCATCAAGACTTAACAAACCTTTAACCTCAGTAACAAAATAAGGAATATTTGTGTTTGATGGCAGTTTGCTCAACGATCTGCCGAGCATGTCAAGTCCACGAGCAAGCATGGAAAAATCGGTAGTGATCTTAACATTGCCTATTGATTGCAGAAAACGGACAATCCCGTTCATTTCATTCTGATTAACTTTAATGTTGTTGAGATTGTTCATGGCGGTTATAAATTTGTCAAAACCGCTGGCATTAAAATTAAACTGAAAACCTGAGATACTTCCGAGAAAATCTTTAATCTTGTCAATATTGGTCTGAGACAGACCCTTTGCGGCGTTTGAAAGCTGAGTAAGTCCGGATGCAAGCGTACCTAAATTACGGATATTGCCCTGAATATTTGCAGTAAAATCAATCTTCGGCAGATCCGAAAATTTGTTTTTGATGGCGTCTTTGATCTGTCTTTTTACAGATGCAAGGCTGTTTGCAATCGCTTTTGTGTCAACGTCTGCGAGTTTAAATTGATAATTAAACTTAATTACATGATCTTCTTCAGTAAGAGACTTAATCTTTTGTTCAATACCGCTAAGGGCTTTTTCAACCTTTTTATCGCCATCAAGAGATATGTTAGTTTTGACATTGATATTTTCGTCTGCCATTTTTCACCCCGTTACTTTATCCTTTTCAGCCCTGCATTAAACGAATCTCGGAATTTTCTTTGAACGTACTCATCCATGCTCTGTGAGTTAAGCGTTACCCCTGAATTGTATTTACCGAAATTGTTATCCACCATAAATCTTGTATAGTATCCCTGAAATTTCAGGCGTTTAATTTCAGTACCAAACGGGGCTACAAAAGCATAGTTGCTAATATAAATAGTATAGCCGTTTTTGGACAGCGGTTGCAAGTCAGGATTAGACTGATTCGCCCTTTCTCGTGCGGTTGCCTCGGCTGTTGCAGAATGATACATAGAACTTCCGGTACTAGCCTGTGCAAGTGCTTTCAGATATCCTTTAGGGTTTTTGTAATACTTTCCGTGTATCTGATCGGCAGAATTTTTTGTAAGCGTAACATGCCATGAAAAAGCCGCATTACCGGTAGTCCCCCGTGTTTTGGCAATCAGATCCACGCAAATATCCACGGCGCATTTCAGCATTAACGCCCGAAGTTGTTTTCTGAATGATCTGCTTCCTTTTCCGAAAAGACGGGAACCTATTTTGTCTCCGAATACACTGGAATTGTAAAATGCACCTCTTGAAGAACGCCCGCCCCGCAAAAGATTCAAAGCCTGATCAAGTCTTGCAATCTGCCTTGCAACTTTTTCTTCTCCGGTGGTGGTGAATCTTATGGCATACACAATCCCCTGAGACTCACCTGTGTTAAGATCCTGTTTTACAGCCATATACACCTCATAAAAATACAAATATCCAAAAAATAAAAAGGGATCATCCGATCCCTTTTATTTACTTGCGTTTCTTGCTTTCTGCCTTTTCCCGTTCTTTTTTTGCCTCATCAGCAACACGGGCAAGATAGTGATCGTCAAGTCCGGTGACAAAATATATAAGATTGTCCTCGGTTTCGGGATCGCACCGGTAATGTCTTGAATATGTCAGAATACTTGTGAACGGTATTGCTGACGGAGAAAAACCGCTTGTACGATCTCTTGCAAGATCCTTAAAAGCCTGAAAATAGAAAAACATTTCATGTTTAAGTTCCGGCGGCGGTTTACTGAGTTCTGTTTGTATTTTCTCGCTAACCTTGCGTCCGAACCTTTTTGCCATTTCCACGGCTCTTATAAGATCCTGTCTTTTCTGACTCCCGCTGTCATAGCAGTAATCAAAAAACGCAATCAGTTTTTTAAGGCGTTCTCACGGTTTCCGATCAGGAAATTGCTCACATCGGAACTCTGCTTCATAAGCCACTGAGCGACCTCAATGAAATCCGGATCACACAAAAGTTCTTCTGCGGCGTTCTTGCTGAACGGAACCTCTTTACATACCGGAATCCCGTTTTCATCGCAGATATAAGCACCGGTCTTTTCATCAACCTCGGCAGGTTCCTTGATATTACGCCAATCCACAAGAAAGTGGTTTATATACGCCTTGAACAAACGCCTGTTTGCATCAACAAACTGAGCGGCGTCCGGAGTATCAGCCTTTGCAAGTTTCTGCAACTGAGCAAGGATCGGAGTGATCTGCGCCTGATAAGCACGTTCGTACACGGTAATACGCTTAACCTTAAATTCCGGCTTGGTTCCATCATCATTGACCGCATCTTCAAAAGTTACCCAAACGCCGGACGCTTCGGAGTTTTTGTTGGTCTTGTATTTGCTTAAAAGTCCACCCATTTTTTATTCCTTTATTTTACAAAATTAAGGGAGATAACACAAACACAATCATTATAACACATTTCATTTTTATTTGAACAAATAATAAAAAAAGGGGCATTTCTACCCCTTACTCTTTTTTTTATTTATACAGCTTTATCCGAGAATATTGTGGTTAGTGGCCATAGCAACATCCGGCAGATAACGGAAGTTCTGGAAAGCAAAGGTATAGCCGTACTTAGACTTAGCACCGTTTGCAGTCAGATCCATGGTGATAGGTTCTCCTTCAGATACGCTAGGAATACTAGATCCCATACCCATCATCGGAATATCGAATATAATTCCTTCATTGTTGCGGCTCATAATTACCTGCATACCAACGTCAACATTGTTCTGCATGGCGGTTATAGCTTCAACGTCTGAAAAATAAACTGAGGGACTTGCCGTACAATCGAATTTGCCCACAGCCACATCAAACGCCCCCAAAACTCCAACAGCCTTCTGAGGAGAGGTGTTGTTGTTGATTGAGATATTACCGGAACTCATGTAGGCAAACAAAGGATCGGGCTTGGTGGTTTCAGCGTCAGCGTCAACGATTGACAGACAGGCAAGGTACACTTCATTAGCGTTGTTGTAACCCTTTTCGTCCCACGGTTCCAAACGGGTTCCGGTGGCGAGAGTGCCCTTCTTTGTGTAGAACCGGCAACCGGTAAAGGTGTACTGGATCTTGGAAAGAGCGGAGTTTTCAACGGTAATGGTCATTTCAGAAGGAACACATCCGGACACATAAGAAGCCTGCGGAGTAGTCTGTTCCTGATCGGCGTAACCAAGACGTTCCTCAATGGTGTAGGTGGTGCGCTTGATCTTGTCAATATCCTTTTCGTTGTGAATGGTGATACCCCAGTAAATATCAACGGTAGTAGCGGCTTCGGCGGTCAGGGCGGTGCTATTGGTAGTAAAATCAAGCACGAGACCATCTTCCTCGATCTTACCGACACGGGCAAAGAAAGTACCGTTATCGGAGAACTTATTGCTATCCCCGCCGACAAAGATCCACTGACCGGGTTCAAGACCGAGTTCATCAGCGTCGGTGAAATTCAGTTTAACGTTTCCAACTACAGAAATGCTTGCGGAAACTTCACAACCGACAACTTCAAGCCAGCCGTTACCCACATCTTCAGCGGTAACACCACTTGCGGAAATTACACCGGAATCAATGGCAGTAACCTTTTTCACACCGTTATTACCGGCGGTTTCAAAACCGGAAGCCTTGACAAGAGAACCTACTTTCAGACCGGTAACAGCGTAAGAGGTGTTGCCGAGAGTGTAAGTTCCCGAACCGGCGGTAACAGTAGTGCCGGTAGTGTTCATAGGCTTGGTAGTCCACGGTTCATGAGCCTGAGCAAAGCAAAAACCCTGCATAAGTTCATTAGCGTTGTTCTGAGAAAGTTCCTGAGTGAAATCAGCACTTGCAGAAAGATCGGTGATAGCACCACGATTGTTCTGACGATCAGGCCGGATAATGGTGCGGGATGTCTGAGTGGTTTCGCCGCCCACATCACCGATCTCAGAAGGTTCAAGCTGTTGCCATACCGGAGTAACAGGCAGAGTATTCAGGCTTGCTTCCTTTGCCATGTAAAGACCCACGGAAGCGGAGTCAATTTTAAGTGTCTTAGTCATTTCAATGTCCTTTAGCTAAAAGAGGGAAAAAGAAAACAAAGCGTATTATACATCAGAATATTTTTTGTTGCAAAACAGGCTAAATAAACCATGTGTAGCCTGAAAAATCATCAGTTGAAACATCAGAAAATATAATCATAATCAAACCTCATTTTCACGATTATTCTGAAAAAATCCCGATAACGCTCATCATCTTCGGTAAAAGAAAAATCTGAAAAATTTATCTGACAGTCTGCGGGCGGTCTCCGGAACACATTCATAGTCCCCTGTGCAAGATCGTATGCAAGATCCATAGCGGTATTTGACGGAACATAAATACTCACGGTTACATACCCTGTCTGCCGGAATCTCCGCCGTCCTTCGGTTCCTGTCAGTGTAGCCTGATCCGCCATGACGTGAATGACATTGAGTTCGGCATACGGAACCTGATCATTCGGTGTTTTCATAGCCACGTTGTCATAACCGCATTTGTATTTAAGTTGCTGTCCCCAGTAGTTATTGAACAATGTTTTGATATAGTTTACGGCATCTTTTGTATTCATATTACCTTCCCAAACCATACGAGAACAATATCACCTTTTCAGCCGGTTTCATGGTATCGGAGAAATACACCTTGTATCTTACCGTATTCTGCCCGCTCACGTCCTTTGCGAGAATATGTGTAGCCTCAGATAAATCAACAATCGCTCCGTTTTCATCATAAACCGGCAAAACAAAGCATGACAGTTTATCGGTCAGCATGTCCTTGTCAAAGGTACTGTGAAAGCCGAAACGGGTTCCCTGAAAGTAAATACCCCGTACAGGCGGCATGATAACTCCGGTTGTTTTGTATGACTTAATCTTTTCCGGTTCTTCGGGATCGGGCGGAGTGATACGGAACGGCGCATCAGAATCCCCCGGATCAAGACCGAGAACAATTTCAACTTCGGTTCCGTATTTTGTAATCAGTTTTTTCGCCATGTTTACATATTTGACGTAATCTTCTTTCTGTGCCATAGTCTCCGCCTTTGACGTATTCGGGAAATTGTTTTGTTCATATCAGACCCGTTTAATTCCGGATACAGCGCATAACATTGGTCTGTTTCAGAAGTCTTGCAATAAGGCTGTCTGCAAGGGTGTAGGTTGCCCACAAAGAACCCTCGGCAGAACCCGGATTAAAGTATTCGGTATCAGTCTGCAAGGTTCCCACCTGTTCTTTCTTGCGTTTGATACGATCTCCGGTTTCGGTGGTTTCATAATTGACCGCAAGGCTCATTGTTTCCCCGTCAACGGCAATAGCATATTCACAGGCTGCCATTAGAAGCGGAGCGGGCATAATCGGAACGGTTGTTTTCTTACCGCTTATCGGATCAGTCTCAGTTCGTGTCCATTCGTCACGGGGGAATTCAAGTGTCTGATCAGCATAAAACTTATCTCCTTTAAACTGTCCGAACCACCTTGCATCAATATACTGAGTAGCAACGATTATTCTGCTTTGTTTTGCGGTTGTGGTCAGTTCTCCCCATGAGGTAATACCCCGATTTTCAAAATAAGCGTCAGCGTATTCCACGCTTACATAGGCGTTAGCACCTGAAACGTCTGTTCCGTCCTCTACAATAAATTCAACAGTCATACCCGCTCCGTCCACTTGCCGTTTAATGTTATCACGTATAAAAACAAAAACTGCGAATAATTATACCATTACTCGCAGTTTATCTCAAAACGTTGCTAAGCTAAAACAGGTCAGTACCCGAATCTTTCTTTTGCAATTGCCAGTTTTTCCTCGTCCGTAAGAACGCATTTAAACGCATGGAACCGGTTTTTGAATCCGGTAAGTCCGTAATTGGTTTCGATTACATCCACCGTACACCCGAATTTCAGTCCGTAAAGTTTCTGAGTATTAATTGTGCCGTTCTGACATTCCGCATTGAACAGTTCTTCTCCCAGACAGGCTTTGAATATCTGATTGCGTATGCTATTGCCTATTGCAACCAGTCTTTTATTTTCAGAACTGTAAACCGTTTCGATCTTACAGGTCTCACCGATCTTGCTTTCATCATCAGCTTTCAGAACTTTGCAGACAATTTCTACAATTTTATCATCGCTGGCGAACCCGTCCCGAACGTATTCAAGAACATACTCCCCCGCCGGTAAAGGATCTTTGAGATCATCACTGAGATCAAAACTTGTGTTAATTTTCATAATTCGTGCTCCTGTTTCATGCGTTTTTCGGCGTCAATTCTTTCAGCAATTTTATCTGCCATGTGTGTGATACGCTCTGCAAATTTATCTGTCCCGTCATTGTCAACCTTGTAAACATATTCCCATTGCAACACCTTTCTTGCCTTTGTGTTATCCGCAATCTGCCGATGTCCCGCAAGAACGAACTCATACATTTTGAGCCATTCACCTTGCTTCCATGAATCATCGATCCGGTTTCGATTGTCTCTTTTGTCTAAAAACCCTTTCCGGTCATATTCCGGTGTTGGACGAATGTAAAAGAGTTCATGCGGTAAAGTACATTCTTCAATATGTGGTAACAATTCCGGATGAAGTGTCAATACGTCCTGATAAACAAGAGTGCTGAGACTGTACCGGTCTTGCAGAACCACATCAAACTCTTTCAGTCTTGCTTGCAAAGGTGAGTTCATGTAGCGTCTTGCGATCAATACGGTAAAAAGCTGAGACAGTTGATCCCGATTGTGAATGACAATATCTTTCAATTTCTGAGTAAAGGAAGATTTCCAGTCGTTCTCCGTTGTCACCAAATAACCTTTGTCGGTAAGAATTTTTTCAATCATTTTGATTGCCATTGTTTTACCAACACAATCAATTCCTTCAAACGCTATCAGCATATTATCCTCCCTGTTAAGAATTATGCTATGAACGCACCATCGCCTTTCTTAAATTTTGCATCGCACTCGATCAGAGCGTTTAACAAAACCTTGTGTCTTGACAGCAGAACAATACATGCGTCAAGCAATGCGTTGTTTTTCACTTCTTTTACTCCGCACTGATTTTTCACAAGACATTTATGAGAATACTCATTCCGGAAAGCGGTAAGATCGTTCACAAGACTTTCGGTAATACTTATCTCCTTTTTAAGGTGTTCGATCTTCTGTTCTCTTGTCATGTTTTCAGCCATTAAAAACCTCTTGTCAATATTGTAAAACCTGTTGACTTTTGTCAGTCAGATAAAGCAGATACAGTTTAATCCCGCTTTGTATTTTTCGCAAAACTTTTATTGTTTTATGTGATAACTGTCACATGATTTCATTACGGCAATAAAAAAGCCGGTCAGGAGGATAACCGGCAAAAACGCTAAACAAGGAGTTAATAATCCGCAACGATTATGAACGTAAACAATACTAGCAGATATTTATCACCATGTCAATTAATCCCGATTCTTTTTATTGCCAAGCTGATAAACAATCATACATGACGCAATATCCACAAGCATCTGATCGGTTCTTGTTCCCATAGCAAGCATGACTAATTTTTGTTTCAAGGAGTTTTCAATCTGACTTTGAGACACTCGCTGTTTCATCAGATACAAAGCGTTTTCTTTGATGGCGTCCGTATATTCTGCAACATCATTTTCCCTTGCCATATCAGTTTATCCCCAAAGCGTTCATGTCAATATCGGGTTCACTGACGGTGGATTCATGATGGTTGTCAATATTTTCAAGCATTTCCACCCCGCATAAAGCCGACAGTTTACTCACTCTGCTGTCCTGTATCTGAGCGGTATAAACGTTCGCCCGTCTCCATTCATTCCCGCTTATCATCTGCGGAGTGAACTGAGCGTTATTTTTTGTGCTGAACCACTGATAAAGCACCCGAACGGGACGTTCTGTTTCAACCCTCGGACGCTTTATGCCTTCAACAACGTAAATGAATACCTTGCCGTTTGAGTTCGGAAAATCATGGTTCCAGTAGTCGGTGATCTGCACAAACTGAGGATCGGGAACTTCAACACTGGCGTCATTTGCCGACTTAACCAGTCTCCACGTCTTTCCGTCAGAATCTTTAAATTCCCGTGTGATATTGAAGTTCATCATTTGCCTGAGACCGAGAATACCCACAGTTTGCATATTCATCTGAATATCGGTACTGGTATTCCCGGTCAGTCCGGGTATGGTATTTACAAGCGCATTGTAATTATTTGCCGTCATGCTTATAAAGTCTCCATGCGTTCAATAAAGCTACTGAAAGATGGTAAATATTTTCTTCCCATCCTTTCATATCGCCTATTTTAGCACACTTCATAAGTTCGTCATATTCCATCTTGATAATATCATTTGCCCCAACAATATTCTTAGCGTATGCTTTCCATGTTTCGGGACGGTTTTCATCAACTTCATGACAATGCTTCATGTATTCCCAATCCGGATTACTTTCGTTATCACATGGATCATTGTTCTTTGCAACGGTTTTAACATTGCTTTCATGATCGCTGTGATGAGCGTCAGTGTGTTTAACAACTACAATTCCTCGTATCATACACATACCCTCATTCTATCCAGTTACTAAAAAAGGGGATTACTCCCCTTTCTCTATCTTCGTTCCAATTACGCCCCTGCGGTAGTAGTGGCAGGTTTCAGTGCATTGATAATGGTAGTTACCGCATTACCAAGTGCCTGAGTAGTGAAGATCTGATTAGCAAGAACCGCCTCACGGGCACGAGACTGATTCAGTTCATCAACCTTGTTCTGATACTGGATCTCTCTCTGAAGTTCACGATTTGCACAACCCTCACGCTCAATAGCAGTCTTTACCTCACAACAACAAGCCTGTTGCTGAGAAGCCAACTGCTGTGCCTGTAAGCGAGACTGATACCCCTGTTCGGTAATGTTGTTATTCAGAACGCCAACACCCTGATTGATAGTAGTATTTACACCACCAAAACCCTGACACATAGCAAGGTTAGTAGCACCCTGAGTCTGAGTCTGAGTAAGAGTATTCTGAAAAATTCCGGCCTGAGTATCACGAGCATTTGCATTGATAGCACCAACGATAGCGTCACCAGTGTTATTTACAAGATTGCCTACAAACTGATTACTGTTAGCAGTCTGCATCAGAAGGTCACGATCAGCGTTAGCGATCTGAGTCTGAACATTGCCAAGCTGATTAGCGATACCGTTGATTGCTCCGGTATCATAGCCGACACCAGCACGATTACCACCCCAGCCACCAAAACCATTACCAAACAAAGCACCGCCGATAATACCGCCGATGAATCCTGAGCCAAGACCGCCGAATCCCATTCCGGACGGCTGATCAAGGATAGTATGAGTTACTTCGTCCATTTTGCAATCCTTAATAAAAATTAAAAAACCGTATCTTTTGGATACGGCTATATTTTATACTGATACTGAGATCAATGCAAAATGGGTATAAAAACTATGCTAATATGACAACAAGCAAAAAAGAATTATCATCAATGCAAAAAGTCATACCTTCGTCATTGGTGGCGTCTCTGTCAAGAAAACATTCAACATGAAAGGAATCACAGACATCTTCAATCATTCTCACAACATCATCGGCAGATTCATATTCATTGCTGTCAACGGTAAGTTCAACGTTATCTTCATCATCGGTTCTCACGTAACCCTTGCGACATAAGGCTGAAACAAACCTGTCATACAGCATAAAACACCTCGCAATAAAATATTTCAAACATTAAAAATGCAGACAGGCGATAATGAATTTATGCAACGGGATCTGTTGCACACTACCTGTCTGCTCCTTTCACCAATAGAGAATGTAAAGCAATTATAACACATTCTCATAAAACACAACACCAAGCTTCTGTAATCGTGATTAATCTCACGTTATTTGATTAATCAGCCATAAACTGTTATCAGATTACAGATTAAATTCCTGCTGAATCAGGTTTATTCTCTGTCTCCAATAAGCCCTCTGTAGTTTATCCGGAGCATACTCTTCCTCAGTTAATTGCCCCTCTGCATACTTGATAGCTTTATAGTCAGTATCAGAGAGTTGTTTCTTAAGCTGAGTAATTTCTAAGCGATATTGATCCTTGAGCTTATCTTCCTCCGTTTTCATGGGACAAAGTTCTTTCTTGTAAGTCCATCCGTTAATATCAGATTGCTGAGTATCTTCTATTGCGATGTAATTATTCTCAATATCCCATCCTGACTTATAGGCTAATTCTGCTGATTGAGTAAAACTGCCTAAATGACCATCAGGATACATTTTCTCATAAAAATAAACATTCTCCGGTGCATTGCTCCAAGGGTAAGTAATAGGAGATTCATAAATTCCATCATCAATGGAGTGAATACCCTCTAACTCATTAAATTCAATTTCTGTGTTTTCTGTCATATTTGCTCCTTAGACGTTTCCTAGACAAGGATAAAAACGAGCATAAAATAATGTTCCGCAAACCGTTCTAATGCGAACTCTGTTACCTGCTACAAGCGGAAGCATTCCGAAAATCGTATTGATATTAGCAGGAGCGAAACTCGCTCCCCATCCGTTATTTCTATCGCAGTACATACTGAGGGAGGGAGAATTGTTCCCCACGCATACACTGATCCAGCCGTTAACAGCCGGTGTGTAGAAATTATCTGTTCCATCCAGATTAGTTATATTACCGGAAATATCCGCAAAAGATGCAGCATCAGGTAAACTCAACGCCCCCGGATTCACGCCGTTGAGGGTTTTCCATTTGTTTGTGGATGTGCCGAGATCAGTAACATTATTAGTGATAGGCTTTAAACTGTTTTCATTACCGTCATTTGTAACCCTGACCGCCTCCATCATATCCATGATCAGATAATGCGGGGCTACTCTCCATAAATTAAATGATGAATCGGGTGTATAGCCATCATTAGTGTCTCCTTTCTTATCTGTAGATCTCACAAGTTTAAATTGAGCGTTTCTATCCGGAGAAGCTCCTGTTGAGTAACCAGCAAACAAAAAGGTACCATATGACGAATAATTTGAGCTGCCACGAGTATTAAAAAATATTGTATTACTATTTGCAGAAAATCCTAATGTTGGATCGTTTAACGAAGATATACTTGATAACGGAGCATTTTTATTAAATCTGTTATTTTCAGACCACGCATTTACTTTATCCAACCCCCAAGCAGTCCCATTATAATAGTAGTTCTTTGCATAGAGGTTGTTCCATTGATGTGTAGAATCACCTATATTAAATGTCTCAGTTGTGTAAGGATAAAGCGAGTTATTAACATATCCACTCCAATTAAAATAAGAAGTACCATTTGAAGTAATCGTCTGTTTAACACCCTGATAAGCCTGAGTTCCTGTAGGATCAAGTGCTCCATTTTTATATTTGTTTGACACAAGCATTTCAATAGAGATGTCACCGCTTGTATCATATTGATGTCTTAACCAACCGATATTAACTCCGTTTTTATCCTTAAATAACAGTCCGTTGCGATTTTGGGCATTTGGAGCAACGCCTATCTCAGTACCGTCAATAACAATATTTTGATACTTAGTATAGGTATTATCACCTGTCCACACATTAGCAGAATTAAACAAATCCGTAATATCTGCCTTGCTATGTGTATGAGCAACCGGGGTTCTTGCGTTTGATAACCTACTGTCATTTCCTTCGCAGAAAGTATTTGCGGCATTTCCGAAACTGCCTGCCTGAACAACGCCGCCAGTTCCGGTAATTAAAGGAAGGTTTGCGGTTGTTCCTAACTTTCCGTCATTCGTAATACTGCCGTGAACGTGGTTTGATGCTGAAAATTCGGAAGCATTGTGAGTTGCAATATCTCCGAATGCGGTTGTGCCGAGATAATATGAATCAGCATAAACAGATTTCCATTTATTAGAAGATGTGCCTAAATCTATAACAGAATTTGTTGGTTTAACTGAATCTGGATTGAAAGAAACTTCGACTGAGGTAGTTCCATCATTTGATTTTATTTTTGATGAGCCATCATCTTTTAAAACGAATTCCGCACCATCATACCAATTAGCATTTCTTAAATGCCCTATTTCTAACTTATCATTATAGCTTCTGATTACAGTTCTTGAAAGCCCTGTATTATCATTAAATCTGATATTGCAAGAACCTGAAGAAGTTCCTTTTTGAATGGATAAGTCTACATTTGTTGAATTTGAAAAAGTCTTGGTTCCTGAAATCGTCTCATTTCCTGTCTTATGAACAACCCCAGAATCATCTGCTTTTGCATTCAGTTGTGTCTGAATTGCAGATGTAACCCCTGAAAGATATCCAAGTTCCGTATCCGTAACCGAAGAAACCGTGATTTTCTTAGAGGAATCTGAAATCAGAGCACGAGAAGCAGTCGGAAGTTTACCGTCATTACTCACGTTGCCGTGAGTATGACTTGAAGGCGTAAAACTTGAAGGTTTGCCTGTAACACCAGACCACGGTACTGAAGTTGCCGAACCGGCAGTAAATTCAGTATAACCATCAGCAGAATCAAGTTTTGTTTCATCAGTAACAACATACATCACGCCGGTATCAAGTTGCTGAACCGTATCCCCTAACTGAACATCATCAGTTGTCAGGGCGAATCTTGCGGCTTGATCCGCAACCTTTACAAGCCTTTCAAGTGATCCTTTCGGCAATCTTGCAATATCAATAGTCCCACTTGTGATCTTGCTTGCGTCTAAATTCGGTATTCTTGCGATATTGAAAGTGCCGGAGGTTACATCGCTTGCGGCATGAGTATGAACAAGCGGAGCCTTGCCATCAAGTTCAGATTTTACAACCTTGTTCTGCAAAGCGTTTTCAGACGTTGCTGACAGTTCATTGTCAATAGGATTGTGCTGCGTGAGAAAGCCCGCATCGTTATCAAGTTCAGAAGTCTTTGTCGGTATTGCCAGATTAGCCGTTACATTCGAACTTGCGTTTGCCGTAAACGTTGCTACATCTGTTCCGTTCTTCTGAATTGTCAAAGTAGCGTTATTCACAGTGGGAATAGTCGGAGCGTTCAGCAAGTCACCGTAATCTCCGGTAGTTGCAACCGTGGCAAGATCCGCAGAATTTGCCTTGTCCGGAACGGCGGCAATGTTATTAAGCTGAGTCTGACTCAAAGCGTCCTGTTTACCGTTCCATGCCGTGCGGTCAGAAGAACTTACATGAGCGGAACTGTCGGCTACATGAGCATCATACCCCGTTACTTTTGTATCTGTAACACCGGAATTAACCGCATTAAGTTGTGTCTGAGAAAGTCCGTCCTGTTTTGCGCTCCATGCGGTTTTATCAGAACTGGTAACATGAACCACCGTGTCAGCAACATGCGTGTCATATCCCGTTACTTTTGTTGCATTTACGCCTGAATTAACAGCGGCGGTCTGATCGGTGTCGAGTGCGTTTTGCTTACCGTTCCACGTGGAACGTTCGGCGGCGGTGATATGAACCTCAGTGTTCGCAACATGAGAGTCATATCCTGTTACCTTTGATGCGGTAATACCGGACGCAACGGCGGGCAAAGCATTGGTTTCAGACTTTGTATAGTAATTGTCCATCTCGGTTGCGGAGGTTCCTATCGGTTCCCACGCATTGTTTATATACATATACTCGTCATACAGATCGCCGCTCTGCTGAGAGTTTCGCAACATGTAAATAACGTTTGTTTTGATATTGTCAGTCGGCAGGGAATTTACAATCTCCCTTGTCAGCCCCGCAGAAGATAATGCCTGAACTGTTTCAATAAGATTATCAAGCGTATCCCAGTTATTTTTAAGACCGTTATAACAATTACGCTCTCCCTGATCCGGCAGGTAAATCCCGTTGTCTAATGTTCCGCCCATTTTAAACCTCTGTTATTAAGGATTGCCATACGGATCAACGCCGTACTGATCTAAACCGTATCCGGCATTGTCTAAAATGCCGATTATTTTCGCCCAGTCTGAACTTCTCTGACCGAGATCAACATAAACCTCACCCGTTGCTCCGGTGGTCAAAGTCGTATTTGCCTGAACCACAAGAATAAACTCATCCCCTTTACTGATCTCATAATTCGTTTCTTCTCCGGAAAGAGAAGTGGTGAACGTGCAATCACCTGTTACCGCAACAAATTTCAAACGCAACCTCTCCGGTATCAGAACCGAATTGCCGTTTGACAAAGGTTTGTCGATCCACGGCTGTACCGTTGCAAGTCTCGCCCCGTAATGCCGCCAGTGCGTAAAATACCCGTTTGAATTTGTAAAAGTCATTTCAGTTCACCGTCTGATAATCAGTTCTTCTTACGCTTTTTAGCTTTCGGGGAATCATCCAGTATTGCCGTGATATCAGCATCGCTCACGTTTGCAACTTCTGATACCTTTGCTTTAATTGCGTTTTGCAGTTCAGCCCGTTTAATGCCTTCTGCAACCATGTTTGCGATCTGCTTTTCACGAACCTGTTGCAACAGTTCACGTTCATTCACCGGCTTGTTATCAGCCATCTCAACCACATCAAGTTTCTGTGTAAGTTCCTGTATCTCCGCCTGAATCTTAATAAGTTCTTTACGCTTTTCGTCAAGTTCGGCCATCAGACTTTCTTTCTTAACCTTACCCGAATCAGCCTTAAACAGCATTTCTACCTGAGCAAGGGTGATTGCGGGATCTTTAAATGCTTCAATGATCGCCAGTCTTGCGGCGTTAAAATCTTTCTGCATTTCGGATTTTTGCTCGTCAGAAAGTCCCTGAACCCAGTTATAAGCACGTTCAATCGCTCTCATTATGTATTCCTTTGTGTTGTCTTAACATTGTTTCAGAAAAGGGTACTGGTTTCCCAGTACCCCCGTACCGTCAAATCAAGGATTAAGATTCACGGGTTACAAGTTCAACCATCTGACAGCCACGAACATCACCAACAACACGCCGCCAAGAACCGGCGTTAGCAAGGTTGGTAGAAGTAGCATCATTAGACGGGCCGCCGACAGCGGTGCTTGCGCCCACATAGGAATAACCCTTCGGAGCAATAGCGTTACACCATCTTGCATACATGGTGGAAACGCCGTAGCCGTTGCCCTGTGCCTGCTGCTTTTCATAGGCAAGAGGCTCGTCAACGGAACCAAAACCAAGACGGAACTGATCACGTCCGACAATATAGGTACTGCATACGGCAGAACCGGAGGTTACAGTTACCGGAACATTGTTGTTCAGGATAATCTGATAGCCGTTGTAGTAGTAAGTCGGAGCGGAAGCAGTAGAAGGAATACGGGTGTCAATCACATCCTGTTTCTGCATATTTGCAAATACAAGCGGATGAACCATAATCATACCAAAACCATCCTGAGCGTCACCCAACAGGGAGATAGCGTCAATAAGGGCGTTTACGCTGAAATCGGTAGTACCTTTTAGGTAAGAACCGGAGTTAGCGGTGGACAGGTCAATACGCTGGTCATTCTGAGTGTGATAAGTGTCGGTGGCACTTGCGTTGTTGGCAAAAATACCCTTTACAACTGCAAGGAACTGCTTCTGCAAAGCACCTACACGGTAGTCGGCAACACGGGAACCAATGAAAGCCATCGGGTCGGAACCGGTCAGCATCTTGTCAAGATCGGCAACCTGCCATGCAACGGCACGAACGCACCGAGGTACGAGCAGATTGTTGGCAGTTACCTTCTCAGGGGTAATAACGTCAGCAGGATTGTCGGTAGCAACAACTTCGCCGGTTTCAGCAAGGTTGTTGTAGAACGGGAAGTTAAATACAGCGCCGCCGCCATTCAGAAGGCGATCAAGAGTGCCGTCACGGGTAACAGCGCCGGACTGAACAAGGTTAAGTTTGCGAACAACTTCCTCGGCAACATAGGGTTCAAACACCTCAGGTACAATGAGGTCGGTAATACGAGTAGTAGCCATTTTAATTATTTCTCCAAAATGTCATGAGCAAACATGACTAAATAATATAAGGGAAAACCATAAATCATAAAATCATCTCAGCATCACGCATTGAAGATCGCTATAAGAAAATCACTTTCAAACAGCAAAACGCAATATACCACAACTAAAAAATAAATGCAAATCAGGTATGTTTTTTAGACATTCATTTAAAATTGTTTATAAAGCGTATGATAGAAAATTGTATAACACACAAAAACTTCAAGTCAAATTCACTAAAAACCGGTATAAACCCTGAGCAACAAATAAAAAGCGGGTATAAAACCCGCCTGTAAATTTATCTGCAATTCGCCGAATTACTTTTTGTAAAGATACTGCTTGATAAAGGGATAGCGTTCCACGATCTCTTTTTCAATTCCGGCTTTTCTTGCAACTGCAAGGGTAGCGGCGGGATCTTCCATTGCCGACTGCACCAGTTTGGTAACATTCACGCCACCGTTTTCACCGGTATTAGTCCATGAGTCAATACCGACAACATTTCCACTTGATCCGCCAGCACCGCCACCGATTGATCCGCCGAAAAGATAAGGCTTGCTCTTTTTAAGGAACTGCGCCCATGAATCCACGGAAATACCGGCGGGAAAATTACCGGAATTACCTTCCTTAACTCTTACAGAACCATCTTCAGCGGTTTCAAGCACATTTACCGCCCACATAAGACCATCATCTTCAGCACCTTCGGCAATACCGTTCTGACGCAAAGCCTTGCGAGCCTGATCTTTCAAGGAGTTGAGTTTACGTTCATTTTCGTAACGTTCATTCTGCTTTAACAGGGCGTTAAACTTGTCATTCAGGTCGTTGAATTTAAGCTCAAGATCGGCTTTTGAACTCTTTAGCTTAACCACATCACTCTCAGAGGATTTAAGATTTGCAAGTTCGGTCTGCATACCCTTGACAGCAGTAGCGTCAAGACCGCCGTAAGAATCAATCACCCCTTGCAGTTCCTTAATCTTTGCCTGATTACCCTTATTCAGTTCCCGTTCCGAGTTCAGTGCCTTGCGGATATTGTCAAAATCATTCTGAAAGGGGATATCAGCCATGATCTGAAATTTACCGTCAGTAGTTTCGGCGTAAAGTCCTCTGTACTGTTCACTTACATTGTCAAGACTGTCAACTACCGGATCAATAACCGGCTTTACATTAGGATCTTTAAATGTCATATTGTTAATCACCTCAAATTTGAAAGTTAAGCCGATTATATCATAACATAAAAAAATTAAACTGTTGTGTTAAAAATATAACCGGCTGATAAATTATTTTGCTTTCTTCACATTGTTAATATCCGCAGATGCACCTGTTGTCTGATTTGCTACACTGGTCGCAGATCGTCCGGCATTTCCGGCATTGTTACCGTTCAAAGGATTCAGTCCCGAATTGCTTGAGGTAAGCTGATTCTGAGGCATAAGAAGATCCCTGAGACCGGATTTCTTTTCCTTCTTAATCATCTTAATCTGAGTATCAAACGGTTCCTTTGCGTATCCCTTGCTCTGAGCATATTCATAAGCAGACTGGAAAGACATCGGAAAGCCGAGACTGATCGCCGTGGTGATTTTGACAAGATCATCACCGCTCGCACGATAATCACAGAACTCAAGATTAGGCTGAACAACCACTTCTTCCTCATTTGCCCCGATCCATCTCGCAATGATTCTGAGGGCTTTCTGGAGACCAAAAGCACCGGTCAAAGCGATCTGATTCAGCGTGGCAGTCTGAGCGGTAAGTCTTGTTTTCAGGCTTTCTCCGGTTTCAAAATTGCCGGAGTTCATGAGAAGATTACCGGATTTTTCCTCACACCTTGCGTAAATATTCTCAAGAGCGGAACGCATTTCGGGAATACCGGAACCGGAAACACCGATAAACTCGGCAGAACCGTCTGTTCCGACATTCAGCACCGCCCCGGCTCCGGTTCTTATACCCTGTTCCTGAGCGTTCTTACTGTTATCCTGCGGGGCGTTGACATCAGCATTGAGTAAATGCCCCTTAATGACAAGGGTATCCTGCCCCTGCATGTGAAGTGCCTGTCTGTAATCGGCTGATAACTGATACGCACTCAATGAATTATTTGCAAGATCATCAAGAGGAGGATAATCAGGACGAGGCAGACAATCGCACGAGTTAATAAAGACGAAAGGTATTTCATGTAACTTTGTACCCAAATAGGACGGCGTGAACATGGCGTTCGGATTAAAGTCGGTGGTATCAGTGAAAACACCCTGTTTGTAAACGTCAGATTCGTTCACAATGTTGCCGTCTCCCAGCAGACATACACGGTATCGGGTAACGTCATTCCATGTAAAATTTTCGCAAACATGTTCAATTTCTTCCATGACAACCATGTTAAGGTCAGTCTTGCCGTGAGCATTGTCGCTTTCATTCCAGTTAATCACACTGAACGCATCATAAAATGCAAGATAAGGCTCCCCGCCTTTGATGTCAGTATTAAGATCGGCAAAAAGCCCACAACGTCCGATTTTAACCTGAGCGGTATTGATCATTCTCAAAAGGCTTTCAAGGCTCTGACCGTCCTTTGTGGCATGTTCTCTCAAATACTCCATCTCGGAAGGAAGCTGAATTGTCGGGGAACTCTGATGGCAAAGACCGACATAACGCTCAACCGCTGTCTTGACATGATTGATATACTCTGCCCGCTCTTTGTAGGAATTGTAGATTCTCTCACCGAGACTTCCGGGAACTCCGGCTCCGTCAATAATCATACCGGCTGATGCGGGGAGATATTTCAACCCTTTGGATTTAACAACCTTTTCGCCCCGGTACAGATCATCAAGTTTCTGCCAGTAAGGGAGCATAAGGGTGTATTCATAATTGTTTGAATTAAGCATAATTTTCCCTCATGGTTCAATAATACATCGTATATCATACGCATGACATATCGTACAAAAATTACTATGACATGCCGTAAGATCTCTGTGTTTTGCCGTCCCAGTCCACATAGGATATGAGATATCGCAAAGCGTCAGCAAGGTGATCCTCGGAATTGGTGTCAAGGTCAAAGTCTTTTTTCGGATCTCGGTCAATGTTCGGGATCGTTCTCAGACATTCGGTACAGGTGTTAAAGAAAAACAAACCCGGTTTTTCCCTCGGTAATGTTATACCGTTCACCTTTTCGGGAACGCTGTTTCTGAGTCGTTTTCTGATGAGTTCCCACCCTACACTTCTCGAACCGCTTTTCTTGTTTGCTCCAACCCATGAAATACCCGGATAAACCCGATCTCCGATTTTGGTTCTGACGATCATTTCATCAGCAATACAGTGATCATCTTCCTTGTTAAAAATTGCAGAATCGGCAATTCCTGTTTTGGTTCTGCCGTAATATCCTTCATGAATCTCTGTCATTATGATATTTTTTGCTACATCACGGGCTAACATACAAAGACCGATATTAGGCTTGCCCTTAACACACCCGTAATATTCCATAAAGACAAATGCATCGTTTCTGACGGTATTCTTCACAGTTCCGTCTTTCAGTTCCACGGAACTCCCGTCACTCAAAGCTACCCATACCGTTGCAAATGGTTTAGACCAGCCCCAGTCAAACCCTCTGTATATCTGCCATGTATCCGGTATTCTGAACGGTTGAACCACATGTATTCCGGTGCGGAAAATGTCATTAAACATACCGTCTCCAAAACTGCAATTCCAGTCTCCGAAAAGCCATGCCTTGCGAAGTTCAGGATCTTCAATGCTTTCAAGTTCAAGAATGTATTCGGGCGATAAATGGTAATTCTCTTTGTAGGAGCTGAAAATATGCACCTGGGTTTTTATCATTTCTTCTTCACGGCGGGTCTGAGGATTGTACGCCCGCACGGTTTTTCGGACAATTTTTCCGGCGGGGGCGGGATCAATAAATCTCTGTTTCACCCACTGTTTTCCGGCTCCGGACGGGTTTGTTGTAACCACAATCCTCGGTCTTAACGGCGGCAAAAACCTGATTTCGGCATCAGGGTGCTCCTTCGGAACCCGTTTTTCAATATGATACCGTGCATAATATTTTTTGTCGATCCAGTACGGGTGTTCTTTCGGGTTGAATGATGTACGGTTTGTGGTTTTCATTTTGTCAAAAAACGCCGGAGACGGATTCTTTGAGATTTCATTGTAAAGAATCATTGCATATTCCTGACCGTGAAACCGTTCGTAATCGTCCTCTGCTCCGCCCTGTCTGAAAAGCAGTTCTTCACCCGTGTCCCAAACCCACTTTTCATCGCCTTTGGAACTGTAAAATCTCGCCTTTTTCCCGAATATCATCGGAAACAATCTTCTGCTTCTTGCGATAACATCGGCAAGATCCTTGTAATGTAGGTCAATATACACACCCCGATAATACGAGCCGTAACCACGCCCGATCTCTTTTGCAAAAATTATGAGACTGACTTCGGTTTTTCCGGTGGCACGAGATCCGGTAAGAGCAAGCAGATCACAGGGGCATGTCAGGGCTAATTCCTGAGAACTCATGTAATATTTATCGTTGATCACCCGTCCTTTGAACGGAGACCACACAACATTGATATTGTCAGGTAATGCTAATGCCATTATTGCCCTTCATAGTTCTTCTGCATAGTTATCGCCGCCTGTTCCTCCCAGTCGGCATCGCTGACCGGAGTCGGTGACATTATAACATTTGTCATGGCATTGTTAGTTCTTATATCAATCGGTTTATTAAGCCCGTACAGCATACTGATCTGCTTGCAGGCTTCAAGGCGTTCTTTTGGTGTCCCGGAATCCGCAATGGTTTTCAGGCGGGAAATAACGTATTTAAACGCCTTTTCCACATTCTCCTGTTTATCCGGCGTTCCGAGAACAAATTCTTTTGCCATCTGTCTTTGAACGTAAGGACAATTCAAAAAAAACAGAATTGCCTGATTAAGTGCCGTGCTTTCCACACCAAGTCGCAGGCATGCTTTTTCGGGATCATAGTCCTTGCCGTATTCCTGCAAAAACAGGTCACACAATTTGAGTTCCTTGTCTGTCAGGGTATTTTCCTGTATTTCAAAATTATCGCCCGTTTCCGACATAATACACCTCTTTCAGTTTTTCGTATTTTTCTGCGAGCCGGTCACATTCTTCGGCAATAGCCAGACTTCTCTCAATCTTTGACCGTAATTCGGCTTCACTGTAACAGACAAGACCGGCGGGAGTTCCGGTTTTTGAGGACACAGGTTTTCCGGCACTTTCTGAGGGACATTCACGCACCCCGCTAAACTGATACTGACCGTTACGAAAGTCAGCAATAACAGTCTCGTATTCATTCCTGATCCGCTCCTCGCTTTCAATCTGTTCCGAAACAATCGCATTGATCTTTTTCTGAGCGTTTATCTCACTCTGTCTTATCATTCCCGCAAGTTCATTCAGCCGGTTTAAATACTGATTTTCCTGAACCTGACTTTTATCTTTCCATGAGGTATTGCACACTGTATATCCCTGATAATACCCGATACCAAAAGTAAGAACCCATATTATACCGGTCAGAATCAGCGGTAAATATTTCAAAAGCCATGCGGGAATGTTCATATTAAGCCTTATCGTTCTCGTCTTTTTCTTTCAGTTCATCATCAAGTCCGGCCTTTTTCATGATAAAACGCTTGAAAAGATTAAGGGTAAAATCTGCTCCTAAATATCCGCCGACACCCGCAACCGCCGATATGATGGTGACGGAATACTGGAAATACAGCATCACCCACCCTATGACAAGTCCGGCGAACGCCGAGGAAAGCCCTTTGATAATAAAATCAAGGAATACAAACTTTTTTCTGCTACCGAAAAGCGAGCTCAGATAGGATATGAGACCGCCGACACCCGCTACCACGGCGAACAAAAGCCCGTTCAGAACTTCTTTTATTTCACCGGTATTAAAAACGTCCTTGAACTCATCTCCGTTAAACATATTTTTTTCCCTGTTCGTATCTGCGGAGAACCAGCTTTGCGGCTTCCTGTTTTGTTACTACATGATCTTTATTAAGATCAAGCCCTTTGTTCTGTTCGTACTGTTTGCCATTGACAAACACCGGCGAATTTTCAGGCTTGCCGATAAACTTCGGCATAAGAATTGCCATATACATGTCTGACAGGGTTTTGGTACGTTTGTAATAAGGTTTAAAATGCTCAATGACATACGGCAGTTGTTCTACAAAACTTTTTCTTCTCATTTCCTGAGCGGTTGTTCCGTATGCTTTGCAAATAGCGGGCATAAACTGAATCAGTCCCACCGCTCCCGAAACAGAATTTCGTGCTTTAGGATCAAGTCCTGACTCAAATGCCATACACGCAATAAGATAATCAAGCTGATCATCGTTCCATGAAAACAATTTTTGCAGGTCTCTTAATCCCTGTTTTTGCTCTTCCGATAAAATTCCCGAATAAATCATAGCCACCTCACAAACAAAACCCCCGACTATGTAAATATACGATCATATATTTTACACAATATCGGGAGTTATTTGCAAATGTACTTAAAAATTATGCCTATTCTGACAAAATATCCGTAACAGTCTCACTGACGGCAATTGCAGTTTGCTTTTCTCTGAGAATTTGCCATTCCTGCCAAAAGCCTGTTACGATCTCGCAGAATATTTTTGCAAGTCTTTCTGATTTAAACTCAAACACAAAAGACTCCGGCATCGGAATACCGTTATCACCTTCTTTTGCAATATTTACCACCGCATCAAAACCGAATCGGGTTTTTCTTTTGGTGCAGTTTAAAAAGAATATGCCGGGTGTGTTCCGGATATACTCTGAAAGTTCGTAACAGGTCATAGATTTATTCCATCAGTTTAAGTTCGAGTTCTGCGGTTCCCGTACCCTTAAAAGGCTTACCGATCCGCTTTTCCATGTCTTTGATCTTCTGCCAGTATTGCGGTAAATAACGGATCATGGCTTTACATTCACCAAGATTTTTATTTGCACAGCAATAACAGCTTACACGTTCAAGAACATCATAAAGATCAACATCACCTTCCTTCCAGTTTATCCCGCTCCGGTAGCATTTTATGAGACAGTCATTCTCTGTCATTCCCCATAACACAAGCGGATAAACCTTGATATTGTTATTATTGCTCCGCTCAAGTTTTACCCTGTCTTTTTCATCAGAAGCAATACCGACATATTCGCATATAGGTTCATTACCATACAGATCGGTATAAAACTGAGTTAAAAGCTGTTTCTTAAAAGTCGTTCCCCATCTTACACGACCACCGCACCATGAATAACCGTAATGCGCCCCGCCTTTTTGCTCCCTGACTTCTCTTTCGGCAAAATGATAATCAAAACCATGCGGAAGTTTTAACTGAGCGTGATTAACACCGTGAGCATCGCATACCTCACACACCTTGTCCCACACCCGATAAATACAATCAAACTCCTTTCCTAAATCAACCATTACCACGCAGTCAAGCGGCCATTCCTTTTCGATCAGTCCCAGCACCATCGCAACAGAATCTTTACCGCCCGAACAACTTGCAACGTATTTCATTTCATCACCTTACTTTAAGTAAGGCAACCGTCAAGCCTCGTGCGGAGCACCATGCACAGACGGTTTTATGCCATACTGACTCACAGCGTATGGCAACCTAGTTTCACTAGGATAGACTATTTGCTAATCGATCCTTCCCAAATCAAATTAAAATCTCCAAAATGTTAAAGATTAAAAATCAAACATCATCATCGTTATCAAAAATAACCCTCAAAAACAGTATCACCATGATAACGATGAAAAACAAATCAAACCAGTACATCTACGTACAATTTTCCTCACCTGTATTCTTTCATTGTTATAATTGTTTTCGTAATTATTACAACAATCATTTTCAAAATCACAGGGCAGATCATATTCAATTTCAGCAGACGTTTCAACACTCAGTTTATTGCCGGTATCCTCATTATCTTCACCGATATCATCACCGTTGTCATTCTCATTATTTTCATTCAGCATGATTTCAATTTCAGCGGGTTCGCTGTCATACTTGCAAAGCACCTCATTCTGAAAAATCAGCGGACGATCATACATATCACCCGGACGCAATCTAAACACGAAAAACCACCTTGCATTTACGATTAAGCCAACGTACAGACCGGTCATAGAAGAAATAAAGGGAATAAAAGCAGATCAAAGGCAGAGCAACTGCAATTACAGTTTCGGAACAATTAAAAAATGACATGAGCAGATAAACACCACTCATGCCACAACACCACAAAAACTGTGCAAAACTGTCAATAATCAGGGCATAAATATTTTTCATACGGTGATTATATCACACACTACTCAAACATCGCACTTCATCAAATATCACTAACCCTCAGAATCAGTGTTTTTGGCATTAGCAAAACACAATGCTTTCTTTGTCAGTTTTCCGAACAGCTTTGCAAAGTCAATTTCAGGGAAATTGAACTTAAACACCATATTTGCCGCTTCTTCTTTGATAAACTCACGGACAACAAGGTTTGCAAATTTCTGAGCTTTTACCGGGTTTTCCTTCGGGAATCTTTCAAGGTACTTGCAGTATTCTTTTTCAAGATACTCCTCGGAAAACCATTCATTAAGCACCGTTTCTAACATGTCAGTATGTGTAGCGTTCGGCTTTTCATAGACAATTTTAGCCCATGTGCATCTCCCGTACTGATTGCCGGTCATGCCGTAATCTTTGATAACAAAACCTTCACCATGCGGGAAATTGCTTGTTACGGCAAAACGGGAAAACTCTTTATGAGTCTCGGTAAGATTATCCACCTCAGACGGCAGGATTTCAAGTGAAGGTACGAAGTCAATTCCCGCATTGACAAGGCTTATATTAAAATCATAAGGATTATACCAGTAGGCTTTGTTGTCAGCATACATAACGTATATATCAAACATGATAAAGGTGTTTTTCTTTTGCGGGATTATCTTGTATTTATTACCGGTGGCAAATTCACCGTAAAACACAACATGTTTCACCTCATAATCATTTTTAACGGCAAATGCAAGCCCTGTAAACGCATCTTCCCGCTCCTGAACATACTTTGCAAAACCGTAATTGTCATTTTCGATGGTCAAAAACCGGTTTCTGCTTCCCGCTTTTACGGTGCAAGTGCCATCATCAGAAAACTCGCAAACCACAACACCGTTCGTCCCGTCAAGTTTAGGCTGAACGGTAAGCGTATCGCAGTTCTTTAAATATTCAACTTCATCAGTTCCCCAGCGTTCAACGTGCTGATACTTTACATCTTTAAAATCAATCATGCCTTAAAACCCTTATTTAACAAACACCAACGAAAAACCCCAAAATGCAAATGTTGTAATCACACAACCCATTGCTACACAAAGCCAAATCATCAGCAGAATCCGCAATGTATTCATGGCATTGTTACCCTGTATATTTCATACTCACTACATACACGCATCGAACGTTTAACACACTTCGCCACATGTGTCGGAATCTCCGTTTTAACTCCGGTAACACCATCAGCTTTCGGCACTTTTTCGCCTGCATGATTGATGTATGCGACAGCAACCACCCCTGTAATTAGTATAAAAGTGATTGCTACCGTTGCCCATTCTGTTACAGCTTCTGTTGTCTTATTCATTCTTCTGTACTCCGGCATTTTGCTCTGCAAATGAGATCACGTAGTGCATCTTCGGCGTCTTTCAGGTGCGCTTCGCACTCAGCAAGATCATATTCATCATTGCTATCGAAACACCAGCCCCATTCATGAACTGAATCCCACACATTTTCGATCTGTATCATCGCTTTTTGCAGACTGGCTATGTATTCAGCTTTTGCATGAGCGGTAAACTTTTCACCGTCATGCTGATTCTTTCCACTCATTGTCAATCGTCCTCCACGTCAGGATCCACCACGGACTCATACTCGGCATAGCAATCTTCCATAATTTCCGTGAAATGCAAGGTGTTCACAAACTTTTCAGATTCATCGTCCTGAATAAGTTCTTCGATCTCCGGAACTGCGTTTTTACGGATCACAAGTTTGATACTGATATCGTCAGGGTTGATCCCAAACCATTCCTTGTCCTTCGGCTCATTTTCAGGGTACTGAGCATAAGCAATCATCAGGTTAAGATAATTCAGAATGTAAACGCTGTTTGTACCTAATATTCGCTCTGTTCCACTCTATAGTTGATCTGAAACATTTCATAGGGAATAACTCTCCGTAAAACAGCTAGAAAGTTATTATATGCGGTCTAGCGAATAGACCTCTACTGACTATCCCTTTTACAAA